TTCGCGGGAAGTTCTTTGACGTATTTTTGAATCCCTAGTAGCTCTGTTAAATCTTCACCTTCATTCAATGCTATTATTTTATCTGTATTATATAATTTTAGTTTCACTTTTTTATTCTTGCTCCATTCTTTGTTAATCCTATAGAATTCGTATATTCAGATATAGAAATACCATAAAAATCTTTAAATCGTTTAGATATTGTTTGATAATTGGACGATACTATTTTTTTTATATCTTTTATCATTTTTCCTTCGTCTATTAACTTTTTAATATAAGTAGCATCTATGTTTCTAAAACAAGGATGGTTTTTACCTGAAAACCTTTTACTTATTTCTTTTTTGATTTTTATCGCCTTTTCTTCGCCAAATATTTCTTCATAACTTTTTCCTATTTTAGAGTCACTAATTTTTTTTCTAGCCTCTTTAGTATGTGTTTTACCGTACATTCCATGGGTTTTACCAGATAAAAATGTCGGCTTTAAATATGGTAATTCTCCACTTTTGTATCTTTCTTTATAAAGAGCAGAAATATATTTTTTTTGTTCCTCTGGAATAACTTTTCCTTTATGTGCTTCTGATAATTTTCTTTTATGCTCTTCTGTTTTTTTTCTCCCTTTTTGTATTTTAGAAAGTTTTTTTATTGTTTCATCGGAAAAAACAGTAGTTTCTCCACCATATGTTAAATTATAACCGAATTTTCTGTCTACTGTTTTATAAAAGTTTATCCAAAATTTTTCTTTTTCTAAAATTTCTTTTAATGAATCGGATTTATCTATGATCTCGAATATAAAATTTTGAGAACCATATTTATTCCAAGCTTTTTGTAAATGTGTATTGATATGTTTTGAACATTTTAATTCAGAAAAATGTCTTTTTTTTCTTCTATGTGGATTATTTGTTTGCCCTATGTATTTTTTTTTATTAATTTTATTTTCAATCTTATATATAACGTGCATAATAATAACATTTACACGTAGTTTTATATTTTTTACTCTTCTATAATGGTGCCATATTCTTGTAACACGCTTAAGGGTAAAATTAATCCAGCCGAAAATTCCCCTCTTAACTTAATATTTTTAATTCTAATTGGCTTTTCTGGATTTTTTTGATCTACTAAAAATTCCGACCAATTGCACTTTGGTACTATTGTATCAATTGTAATAAAAACAACTTTGTCGCCATCTTTATATAAACCCTTTTTTACAACAACTTGCCACCCGAGAACTTCACTAATCTCTAAAGAATCAGCGTTGCTGTGATTTTTTATATTTTTAATAATTTCTATTGATGCAAGTTTCATTAGAATGAAAATTAATTTTTATTGTTAAGTTAATCTATTTGGATTTTGAAAAATTTGAAAAATAGAAGTTTGAGTTTCTAAATTAAATTCAGATAACTTTGATGCAATTTTTCCGCTTGAGTCTTTAAATCAGATAAATCTAGTAAAAGTTTTTTAGATTCTTCTGGTTGTTTTTCGTAAATATCAAGAACAGAATCCTGCATCGATATTATCGAATTTATAATATCATTTATTTCCTCTAGCTCAAGAAAAGAATTGTTTACCATAGAGTTCATATAGAAAATCAATATTATTGATTATCTTCATCTTGGTCGAACTGCTTTTTAATTTTATTTTTTCTTTGCCGTTCTGTTTTTATTTGCTTCTTTTGATCCTCTGAAAGGATACCAAGAATTTCTTCGCGCCAAGAGCGCTTCGACTCTTTATTTGAAAGAGTTGGTTGACCTTTTTCTGCGGTTTTTTTTAGGAGGAGCCTAATTTCCTGCATGATTGGCGACTTATTTGATTTCCATGTTGCTAGGTTCATATTGTATATGAATAATATATTTTTTACATTAAATCAAGATTTTTTTACAAAAAAAAACTTTACCAAAAATGGTAAAGTTTTTAATTTTAAATTTTAATTTTTTTAAAAATTAAATTTTACAAGCGCATAACCTTCGGCATCTACAGAACTAAGGAAGTGACCGATTACAACATATCCATCGGTCGCAAAAGATCCATTATCGCCAACATATACGGCATCGCCTGGATCGGGAAGTCCACCGAGTCCTGGTCCGGTGTGATCGTTTGTATCGATTTCATTAATCAATACAACACCTCTTGTTAAAATAGGAACAGCTTGATGAGGGAGAACAAGATCTCTCTCGGCTGCCATTCTTGGTTCATAAATTAAAGGTGTTCCATTCTCATCAAATTCTGCGACGGTTTTTAGAAGAATTCCAATCGGTCTGATTGCATCATCCCAGTTTTCAACTTTTGAAACTTTTCCGACTGTGCTAAATAAAGAGGAAACAGTATTGTCAATAAATGACAAATCTGAAAAATTAGAAATATTGCCAGAGCCATCTTTGTAATTATTTGTAATTTTTACAATTGTTCCAGCTGAAACCGGAACGCCTGCTACGGCGTCGTAAGAAAAAAGCCCGTTAATAACGTCGTGTTCGCTGTATTGTCTATATGGTTTTAATTTAATCATAATTAATTGTTTGTTTGTTTAAAAATATTACCTATATTGATAATACACATGTATATTGTATCATGGGAATAGTTTTTAAGCTTTTTCTCCTAAAAATTTTTCGTTAGTATAGATTGTATGTGCATTATCATTACTAACCCAATTTACTTCGCATTTAAAGCATGAATCTTCTTTTTTTTCTCTATCTCTTTCTATTTTTGCGTTTGTTTCTACATCTGCTTTGTATCTCAAATGAGAGATTGCTTTTAAAGCTATTTTTTCTTGAACTCCTGGGATGCTTGGTATAACAAATTGATCATATGGAACCTTGAAGGCATCTTTTACTGCCGTGGCAGCTTTTTGAGCTTCTTTTTGAAAAAGTTGATTTATTGTTTTTGCCACAATATCAGAGCCAGTAGATATTTGCTGAAGGTGTTTTCCTTTATGTTCTCCGTCAATTATAGCTGTAGTTGGAAAAGTTTCTAGTATTCGCCCTGCGCCATTTCTTAGATAACTCCTAAAGTCATTAATTCTTTCTTTAGAGTATTGAAACGGGTCAGGAATTTCAAAGCCCATTTGTTGTATACATTTTGAAACGCTTTCGGCAGGGTATTCTGTTTCAGATGCATCAAAATTATCTTCAGCTAATGTAGAAAGATCTCGTTGTATCCTTCTGTGTTTTAAATATTTACATGTTATGTCCATTTCGTATACATAAGCTCCGCCTGTTGACAGGTTGCGCAAATTTTGACTGATTTTAATAATTGAAGACGACATCTGTGGATGCTTAATTCTATTTATATCTTCTTCTGTTACTTTTGTATTATTTGAAGAAGGACCGCCTGAACTATAAAAAAGATCGCCTTTTATTTCAAATTCAAAATCAAATTCATAGGTTATTCTCGCGTCAACTTTTCCTAAAACGAAGTATTTGCTTTGTCTCATTTCCCAAGATAATTCTGGGCAACATTTCTTAAGATTTGCTTCGCATTCGTTTATTGTTAAACATTCAACTTCTTCATAAGTTACATCTACTGTAGACTCTGGATTGCCTATGCCGCAATCTTCGAATTGATAAACATATGTCCATTCAAATCCATTTTTTTTAAGATCGTTGAAAATAGTGATTTCTTTGGGCTGCGCTGATTGTTTTATATCTTTAAATGACCAGCCTTCTGGAAGCTTTCTTATTTTTTTTGCTCCAACCACTCTATAACAATAACCAAATGGATCATTTGCAGGGTAACTGGGGCAGGTTGTAGTACTTTCTCCTTCAAGTGCATCTTCTAAGTTGAAAGATGGCTCATAACTAATAAAACCATAATTTTTTTCAGAAGTACCGTCTTCTTTTTCTTTTATATTATGTGTAGTTAAACAAGTTTTTGTTTCATTTGAAGGAAACGGTTGTATTGTAAAATTTTTAACTTTTAATTTATTTTTATTCATTTTTAAAATTAATATATTAGATATTACGGCTGATATGTTATATATAATGTATTTACACTGCTTGTTACAAATTGCCCTGTACTTCCAATTACTGGTGGCATTGTATAGTTTGGCGTATAATTTATTCCAGTGTAACCGTTAATTATTGTACCTGTTCCACCGTTATTTGAATAGGTGACATTAAATACCCCAGAAATTGGAGTAGTTGAATTTGCAGTTATTGATTTTTCAGATATATTTGATATTAAAAGTTGTTGATTTCCAATTTTAAATGAAGAATTATAATTGACATTTTCTCCTGGTAAGGTGAACCTTGATCCAGTAATGATGAATGTTAAATTTGCATTTGCAGGGCCAACAGTTGGATATATAGATTGTATAATTGGGGCGCCAAGATATGCATATTGATAAGAAAGAGCAGGAAGTCCTCCGCCGCTAACAGTTGCGGTTATTTTTCCAATTGTTGAATTTGGTGGAACAATTCCTTCTATTGCTGTTTCAGAAATAGATGTTAATGTTGCTGTTCCCGTTCCAAATTTTACAACTGAGTTTGTAGGTATATCTGAGCCAATTATTGTAAATTTATTTCCTCCGGCAAGTGGACCAGCGTTCGGGCTAAATGAGGTTATACTCATGTTTCCAATATATCTATATCCACCGTTTAATGTAAATGAGCCTCCGCTATGATTGACGGTAACGTTTTTAAATCCAGGGGTTGATGCTGGGGCTATAACTCTTAATCTAGTATTTGACGAAGAAATATGTTGCGCTTTTATTCCACCTATGAAAACTTCAGCTAATGAAGCGTATGGTATGACGTGCAATCCTGATCCACTTATATCAACAAAGTTTCCTCCTGCTGTTGTACCTACAGATGGTGACAGACTTGTTATAACGGGTCTCTCCAAATACATGATTGTATTTGTTCCTGTGCCGCCAGCATTTGAAACCTCTATAGTTTTTAGTCCAGCAGTATTTGAAGGAGTTATAAATGATATATTGTCATTTGTAGATGAAATTATTGGGACACTTATTCCTCCTACTTTTAAAGAAGGTTGGCAGTAAAAATTTCCGCCATATATTGTTATATTTTGTCCGCCATTTTGATTTGACCAACTTGGGTTTACTGAATCAATTCTAGGTCTTGCTGCATATATGATATAAGAAGATGGTGTTCTTTCGGTTCCGGCTTCGGTTTCTATATAAAAATTATAGTATCCTGCAGAATTTGAAGCCGATACATTGGCTATTAATTCTGTTTCGCTGGCATTTATATTAGATATTGATATATTTGATCCTCCAATATTTAATCTTGTTAAATTAGAATTTAACAAATTTTGACCTGATACAATAATTTGTTGAGTTGTTCCGGTTCTTATGCATGAAGGATTAACGCTGGTTATGATTGGCGCATTGGCGTATCTATAGCCATTGTTTAATACTGAAGTTGTATTATATCCGCTTATTGTCACATTTTTACGTCCGACGCTTATTCCACTTGGTGTTTTACCAGAAATCAGACTTGAAGAAATTAATATAGGATTTATTATTTCTTTTCCGTCTATGAATGCTTTTGTATTTTCATCAAAATTAAAACCAGAAATGTTTACATTTTGTGTTCCGTGTAATATTCCTGTAGACGGTTTTATGGAAGAAATTGTTGGTGCAAAAACATATCTAAAAGCATTGTTTAGTTCGGTACTATATTGGTCGAATGTTTCTACTTTTATTTTTCTAAACCCGGTTACTGCTGATGTTGGTAGGGTTGCGTCTATGGAAGTTTCAGATATATTCGAAGGTGTTAAGGCTACATAATTTAATGCAGCGTTTTCCATAAAAAGTTTTGTATGTCCACTTACAAAGTTGGATCCTGTTATTTTTATATTATTTTGCAATGAAGCTAAGCCTGCTGATGGTGAAACGCTTAATATATTAGGCTGCCCAAATATTCTTATTTGACGTCCGGTGTTTCCTCCTGCAGCAGAAACAAAAAGTGTATATTCACCAGCTTCATTTACCTTTGGTATAGTGCAATTTATAGAATTATTTGTTGAACTTAAAATAGCAAGTTGCGTTTGGGAGTTGTTGCGATTTATTGTTACTTTAAGCGGGTTATTAAATTGAGATCCATTTATTGTTATATTTCCTCCATTTGGACCAAATTTATCAGGATTGATAGATGTTATAATTGGTGGATTAAGGTAATTGATTTGACCAACGATTCTAGTCCCACTAGCATTTGTAATGCTGATATTTCTAGATCCTAATGTATTGAAAGAAGGCGTTTCAAAAAATAAAATATTATCTGATGGCACATAAAAATTTGAAGCTGTTACAGAGTCTACTGTTAAGTTTTTTATTGTTGAAAAACCTGAACCAGAAATCTTTATTGAAGTGGTTGCTCCAAGGTTAGAATAGTTTGGTTCTATTTTTGACGCAACGGGAGGATAATGTATAACCTCAACCCTAGCTCTAAAAAATACACTGCCTACTTTTGGAACAGAAAATGTATATGTTTTTCCGTCTCCGGTTATTGTGGACATTCTTGTCCAGTTGATAAGGTTTCCGCTTTCTACTATATAGCGCCTATCTTTTGTAGTTGGAACAAAAAAGTCGAAGGTGCTTGGAGACGAATTGTAAGATATAAAATATCTCGAAGAAGATGAGGTTGGATCGGTTTTAAATACAAACTCTCTTATATTGTTTTGTCCGTCGTTATCAGAATCTACTACATGGTGATTAATTGAAGATTTAAAATTTGGATTTACTGATCCAGTGGTATATATAATTTGCGGTTGTTGATAGCTCCAATTTTTACCCCATGGAGTAGGAACGCCTTCTCCACCGCCATAACATTCAATAAATGTTAAACCGCCAATTGGGGGATACGTTGCGCCGATTGGCACTATTGATGTTTTTGGAGCAAGCGTCAAAATGCACCTGCCGTCTCTACATTCTATTCTATTTTGTCCAGCAGAACCTGCTTGTATTCCGCTTTCTAGATATATAGAATGTGTTGATGTTGATTGAGATGGAGAGCTATAATATATTGCGTTTGGAGAGCTGTATGTATTTCCAGCAGCAGTCCATCCTGTTATTGTAAATGTATCAAAATTTAAATTTTGTGGAAAATATAAATTATCCCAAGAGTCCGGAATATTATCTTGATTTAGGTCGATTGACCTTGGATATACTGGCGGCTGTTGTGGAGTTGGGGCGCTTACTGCCGACTGTGGGGTTATAAATATTGAACCAACAAGATCGGGTATATCTATTATTGAAAATGCATTTTTTAAAGTAGAAACGCCAAGTTTGTTTTCTATTGTTATATCATAATTTCCAATTTCTAAATTTGTTGGTGCATCAAATGTAAGAGTCTCTTGTGACGTGCCTCCATATGGCGGTGTGCCACCAAATAAGGACGAGTCAAATTGAGCAACTTTTGTACTATTTAAAAATACTTCAGATATTCCTATAGTCTTTCTAAAAAAGCCAGAAACTGTGATTCTGTATCCGCCTGTGTAAACACCACTAGCTGTTAAAGAATAATTATTGGGACCAAACATTTTTGGATTTGTTGAGCCATTGTTTGATATTGCGGCAACGGCTTTTATGCTTGGTGGAATAAATGGCATTATAGATACGGGCAATTCATTTACAATTGTTTCTATTCCTGAATTGATTTGTATTACGTCTGAATATTCAGAATTTGTTCGCTGATTTATATATCTTTGATTTGAAAGGTCTGTGTAAAAAATTCCATTGTCATATTCTGTAGAATCAACAACATTTTCTATTGAAAGAGACCCAGATGAACCAACTGAATTTGGATTTGAAGTGTAATTTCCAAGATAATTAAATGGATCATTAAATTTTATCCAGGAAAATAAAAATTCACCAGTATTTGGAGAAAGAACCCATGAACTTGGAATATTAGAACGTGAATTTATTGTTTGTTGACTGGTTGAATTTTCTGCATATTTTAAATAATCTCCTCTAAAAATATTAGCCCAACCATATTTGGTTTTCAAAAACGTAAACGGACTTCTGTCCATTGAGCCGGAAAGTGTTATTGCGTTTATTCCGTCTCCGCTAATTATATTTTTGGAATTTGTTCCTATGCTTTCTGTGTTTACTTGTACAAGGGTGCCTATTTTTGCATTATTTGGTAGATTTAATTGAAGAGTGTTAGATGTGCCGGGATTAGCCATCGTAACAATGTTTTTTTTGCAAAAATTAAGAGTTTCTAAGTTAGAAAAAATTGCACCATAATTGTGGCGAATTTTATTCCAATCGTCATTTAAAAAATTGTTGTTTGTGGAGCCGTCGTGATACCATAATTTAAAGCCCATATCTTCTGTTGTGAAAACTGGATTTGAATTATAATATTCAAGTGTATTTATAAATTTAGCACCGGAAAGTGCTGAATTAGACAATACTCCAGAAACAACAGGTGTTCCGCTATATCCTGAAAATGTTTCAATTGTTCCAGTATAAGGGGCTAAAGTTCCGCTTTCAAATGCGTCAAAATTTCCGGTTCTATAAATAAAATTAAAAGGATAGCTTTCATTATAAAAGTCTTGATTGTCACCAGTAAAGCTTTTTCCGCCTGAAACATCTAATGGATGAGCAAAGTGAATTCCTGATGCGTATGAGAATAATGGATAAAATTTTAGTAATCCACTATTTATTATTGATTTAAACGCTGTATCGTTTTTTATTGAGAAGAAGTTTGCAAAGCCGCTTAATGAAAAAGAATTTATTAAATTTGTTGATTTTTGATCAAAAGATTGATTTTCAGATGGTGAAGAAAACGTTCCGGAAAGTCCTGTCTTTATTGTCTTGGCTACGCCAGACATAAATCTTGCTTTTTCGTTAAAAAGTGAATTTACATATGCTTCTTCGCCTTCAAAATCATAATTATAGTCGCCACTGTAATAAACTTGCTGTATTGTCGTGTATATCGGCGTAATATTTGTTAAAACCGTATTTTTTGCAATTAGTTCATATTTTTGGTAGGGTATTTTGGCTACTGCGCCACTTGGATTTTGTTCCTGTATTGTTAGCTTTACTCCGTTTATTTTTGCATTTATAGGAGATTTTAATGCGCCACCCTGTTCGTCTGGAATTTCATCATATGGGTTCCAAGTTAATCCACTTATTATAACAGAATCAATGGGTACTGGACCGTATAATGTAAAGTTATCTTGATATATAGAGCCGAATTGTGGCTCCATTAAATAATCTAATCCAGATGCGTATACTGTTCCGCCTTCGCCTTGTAGTTTTATTGATTTTAATCCAGCTGGGTAATTTGGTTGAACGCAAGAGCCCATATATTCACCCAAGCACCCGCCGGATCCAGGAGCTGTTAAAAATGTAAGTTTATTGTTAGAAACATATTTTACATTTAGCATTTCGCGCCAATCAAAATACCCTTGTTGAATAAAAACTCGAGCGCCAGATAAGCCCTTTCCTTCGATTGTTACAAATTGACCGCCTCCGGATGGTGAATAGTTTGGATATATTTTTTCTAGAAGAGGTCTATTTGAGAAAAAGATAGCGTTTTCTAGTGTTCCGGTTTGTCCAAAAGAAACAACTTGTACATTAGCGCTTCCGGTTATTCCTGTGGGGTAAATTAAATCTATAACGCTACCATAATCTCCATAATTACTAAAACTATTAATATTTACATTTTGTCCATTTATTCTTACAGCGGGTGATGAGCCAAAGTTTTTTCCGTAAATTTGACCATATGTTCTATTTACATAAAAAGAAGAAGAGTCATTGAATGGGTATACGTATTGAATATCAAGACTGGGTGCCGTTGATGGATTTACTCCATTGACAATTGGACTTGGTTGAGTATATGATGCTTGAACTGCTGTTTGCGTTGATTGGCTTTCTGCAATAGATTGAAACTCCACATTTACAGTTCCTGCGCCAGAAATAACCGGAGGTACAATTAATTCTCCGGAAAAGTTTGAATATGGAGTGAAGTATGTTTCGGAAAAATCATTTTGAGTGATAAAAACATTGCCTGCATTTAAAAGGTTTTCTCCATATACTGTTATTTTTGATTCAGATTGTGGATTTATAGTATCTGGATATATACTGCTTATTATTGGATTTGTAATGACTTCTAAAATGCCAAATTCTACAACCTCAAATAAGTTATTATTGCTTAATGGGTATGAAAGTATTAAATTTTTATATCCTGAATTTTGTATAGCGGGAATTGAAAATCTTATTAAAGTGTTTGTTTTACCTATAATAGGAAGTTCAATTTTATTATCTCCATTTAAACTTGATAGCTCTATTTTGGTAAATTGATTTAGATTATTTCCTTGTATCTGTATTGCCGGTTCCCCGTTTTGACTTATAGAGCGCTTTGAAATGCTTGTTAAAAATGGAGATGAAAAAACAGAAATGGCGTTTCTTAAGATAGCTTTACCAGATTCTGTGATAACTGTTACGTCTTTAGTCCCAGGTTCTTCGCTAAAATATTGAATTGTTATTGTGGTTGGATTTTTAGAAATTATATTTTGCGTTTCTTCTCCTATCTTTACCTCTAAAGATGAAGAATCAAAATTTAATCCATTTATTGTAATATTTAAAAAGGCTTCTGAAGCTAATTTGAATGAGGGTGAGATATTGGATATTTGTGGTGGTTGGTTTTGTATTTTTATATTAACTGGAAAAATTGTTTTTTGCCCTGAGACGTCTTCGATCAACAGGTTATTTTTTAAGCCAGAATCAAATTTTGTAAAATTAATTATTAAATTTTTATCAGATAAAATCTCAAAATTGTTAATTTTGTTTCCGTCTATATATATAGACTGTGCGTGCCTTAATCCGGATCCGACAACTTCAATTTGTCCTCCATTTTTATTTAAATTTAAAATTAAATTTGTATCAGCAAAAGTTGTTTTGTATGGAGAATTGGGGTCCTTGATATAATCAATTTTTACATTGTTTATAGAAATAAATGATTTTTCTTTTGTGAAAGATTCGTTGTCTAAATTTGTAAAAATTATATTTTTTATTCCGGGTTTTAGCGTAGGGATGTTTACTAAAATTTCTGTTGCAGATAATGTTTCATACGGCAGATTTTGTCCATCAACAGAAATATTAGATAGGTGATTTAATTCTGTTGCGAATATTTTGATTTTCCCGCCATTTTCAGGTACGAAGATCGGTGATATTGCTTTTATGCTATTTTCATTAAACGTATTCACTTTTATATTTATAATTATTTTACTAATTTATGATGATTTTTTATTTTTGAGCCTTTTCCCAGGCTTTTTGAGATGGTCTATCTTTATCGCCAGGTTTTGCCGGTCTGTAGTTTTTACCAAGTCTTTCTTTTTTTCGTTTTATATTTTCCCAAAGACCTCGTTTTGCAGCCTCTGCTTCCATGTCTTCCTCTTCTTTTTCGTTAAACATAACAAAATTATGAGTTGTCAAGACGTAATCTTCGGCAATTGCAATTTGTTGCTGGAGAAATGGCTCTACTAGATTTTCTTTTACACTTTCTTTGTCTAAATTGTTCAAAATATTTTCACAATGCTGTTTTATTGAAGAAATTGAACCCACAATCATTTCATAAAATTCGTTTTTATATTCTTCAAATTCATATTCCCCATCATAATCATCTTCTGATCCTGTAATTTTACTTACCGGTTTTGCGCTCCACATTTTACATGACCAATAATTTGCTTTCCATTTTGGCCCAGGGTTATCGCATCCGTGTCTGGCTCTATAGTTTTTTCTTCTTTCTGGATCATCGCGACGGATTTTCATGTTTGGATCGCCAAAGTTCACTTTTACTATATTCCCTTTGTCATTTTTTACATAAACAGAGAATTTTTTGGGTCCACCCGGTGTTCTGAATGGTTTATTTAGTTTTTTTTGAGCTTCTGCGGCTTCTGCTTCATCATTTACTTCTTCTGCAGAATCGTTTTCCTCATCTAAATAATAATTAGAAGAGCCGCACTTTGGACATTTATTACTTTTTTCTCCTTCATATTCGCAATCCTCGCACTCATATTTCCCTTCAGAAGCTTTTAATCCGCTACCACTATAGGTTTTTTGTGCAGAGTATATAAATTCATTATCTCCATAACCAGCTACAACGTCGGCTGTAGCTTTAGCCTGTTCAAATTGTTTGTAACAAACAGCTATTCTTTGGTCTTGAGTTTTAAATTCTCCGCTTTTTGTGAGTTCAGATACGCATCTCCCAACGAATTCGGATTTTTTTTCTTTATTTTTTGGACTTGGCAAAGGCATAATGAGTTTATTACACCTATAAATTTGAATATATATATTTTTTTATTTTAAATAAAATAAAATAAACTACATATGCAATAAAAAAACAAACTAAAAAATAATAAAATAAACCAAATGCCATACAAATCCATAAGCTTAAAAAACAATTTAAACAAATAAAACAAGATATGAGTCTGAAAAAAAATCCTTTTAGGCCAGCAGAAACATATCTTGAAGATAAAAATTCAAGATAATTGTTATAGCCTTGAGAGTTTTCATAAAACTCAAATTTGAAAAACTTGTCAAGGTTTTTTGAATTGAAAATAGAAAAAAACAATCTTGAGTACTCAAAAACAAAATCTGTATGCTGCAGTAAAAATACAAAAGCACCTATAGACAAGCCTATAACGAACAAATCAAAATATAAATTAACCATAATATTATTATAATTAAAAATCTTGACTTTTGAATAAAAAAGATGTAAAATAAATTTTACTCAGTGCTTAACAGCGATAATTAATTTTTTTTAATTATTTGAAAGTTTTTAGGCGAGCTTGCGAGCCTCTGCTTTTGCGTTTGAGGTGTTTAACTGGGTGATGAAGTTCAAAAGCTGAACAACTAATATCCAATGTATTTCGGAAAGCAATGGCCGCAAAACATTATGCTTGACTTATAGATAAATAACTTTTAATTTATAAAAAAATGACAAAAGAAGAAATTGATATTTCAATAAGTGAAAATTCAAATTTTCAAAATAAAATAATAATTGGTGTTTCTGGATACGCAAGATCAGGTAAAAATACGCTATCGGAAGTAATTAAAAACTATTGCTTGTCCAAATCAATAGATGCAAAAATATTTTCTTTTGCTTTTGCTCTAAGATTAGATTTAAATTCTTTCTGCAAAGAAAAGTTTAACATATCAGCATTTACAGAGCAAACAGAAGAAAAAACAAAAATAAGACCTCTATTGATCTCATATGGAGAAGTTCAAAGAAGAATATCAAAAGGCTCTTACTGGTGGAATAAATTAAAGCCAGAAATTAATAACTTTTTTAAGAACGGCGGCGACGTAGCTATAATTTCTGATTTAAGGTTTAAAGAATACGATTTTGATGAAATCGATTTTATTAGATCTTACCCAAACAATTTAATATATTGTGTCACAAGAAAAAACGAGCACGGCGAAATTGTACCGGCTGCGCACGAATCAGAAGTCGAAAACTTTCCAAAAATCTGCAAAAAAGCAGACGTGCACCTAACATGGGAAACTGTAGACGTAAACTCACAAGAGTTGGTTTTTAATTCACTGCCCGTTTTAAATTCTTTATCAAAAAGAATATCAAATTGTTTAAATAACGATAAAAAAGAAAGCTAAATATGAATTATTGGGACGAATGTGATAATCCAGAGCTGGAAATTATTAAAAAAGCAAAAAACGGCAATGAAGAAGCTATTAGTCATTTAATAGATTCTCATAGCGGAATATGCGTCAATGTATACAAAAAATACCTATCTCCAGGTATAGCGCCTCAGTATGTTCAAGATGATATTATAAATAGTAAAAATTATATTATCTACAACTCAATAAAAAGCTACGACCCAAGTCACGGCAGTAAGTTTTCAACCTGGCTTGCGAATCAGGTTAGATTCTACTGTTTAAATTGTATAAACAAAAACAAAAAGCATAAATTTTCAGAAGTAGAGAATATAGAAAACCTTTCGGAAAATGAAGAGCCAAAATGGAACCCGTATGACGAAAGCCTTAAAAAAGACAGAATAGACCAACTAAAAGAGTTAGTTGATTCGATAGACGATAAAAAAATTAAAACATTAATACAAAAAAAATATTTTTCTGAAAAAAATAAAGTAGTTTCATTTACTGAAATAGCCAAAGAAATGGGCGTAACAGTGCAAACCGCTATCAACTGGCATAATAAATTTATTAATTTCGCAAAAACAAAAATCAAAAATTAACTTGATTTTCTTATAAAAAACCTTATTATAAAAAATACCAATATATGGATACAAACAACACCAATAAAACTAACAACGGTCCTAAAAAAGATATAGGAGGACTTTGGCTAAGGAAATCGCAGGCAGGGGTCAGTTACTTTTCGGGCTCTATCACTATAAATGGGGGCAAGCAAGACATCGTTATTTTTAAAAATACATACAAGAAACCTGAAGAAAAAACACCAGATTATAAAATCTATCTTTCTGAAGCGCCAAAACAGCAAAACCCAACTGAAAAAAATTCTTCTGCAAAGCCAGAGGCAGAACTGAAAGATCTTTCAGTGGAGACCATCGAAGAAGACGAAATTCCTTTTTAATCATGGATATATCAGCTGAGCTTCCAGTAAATAATCTATCATTCGGGAATTGTTCTTATAATATTTTAAAAGAATTTTTTAAAAAAAATATAAACCTCAGTCTTAATTTTATAGGAGAAAATGCCGATTTATCTGCGTTTGATAAAACACAACAAGATTTCGCCTCCTGGCTGCATTATTGTGCTGTAAAGTTTCAAACAAGACACTCAAGGAATAATCCGGTTTTCAAGCTTTGGCATATAAATGGTTCCATGTCGTCAATAGGCAAAGAACAATCTCTGCTTACTTTTTATGAACTGGACTCCCCAACACAATTTGAAATAAATATACTTAACAATCAAAAAAATGTATTGGTTTCTTCGAATTACACAAAAACAATTTTTGACTTGAACGGTGTAAACAATACAAAATATTGCCCACTAGGATTCGATAGTGAAAATTTTTATAAAACCGGAAAAACCTATTCTCCAGATCAAATTACGTTTTCTCTAGTTGGCAAATTAGAAAAAAGAAAACAACATCATAAGGTTTTATCTGCTTGGTCAAAAAAGTACGGTGACAATAAAAAATATGCACTGAATTGCGCAATTCAAAATCCATTCCTTACCCCCGAGCAACAGTCAGGAGCAATTTCTTCTATTTTAAAGAAAAAGTTTTTTAATATAAATTTTCTTGGGTTTATGCCCACCAATTCAATGTATAACGATTTCCTAAATAGCGCCGATATAGTAATAGGAATGTCAGCGGCTGAGGGATGGGGACTTCCAGAATTTCAAAGCGTATGTCTTGGTAAGCATGCGGTTATACTTAATGCTCATGCGTATAAAGATTGGGCTAATGAAAAAAATGCTGTTTTAGTGAATCCAATAGGTAAAATTGACTCACATGACGGCGTATTTTTTTCAAATGGTGGACCATTCAATCAAGGCAAGTACTTTGATTGGGACGAAGATGAGTTTATTGCCGCCTGCGAAGAAGCTGAAAAGAGATTTATTAATAATAAAAATAATCAAGAAGGTGAAAAATTGAAAGAAATTTTTACTTGGGAAAAAACTACCGATATAATTCTGGATTCTTTAAAATAATAGATGCCGATTTATATTTTTAAAAATAAAAAAACAGGCGAAACAAAAGAAATTTGCCTTTCGATGAAAGGAAAAATAAGTTTCCCAGAGACTGAAGGCAATCCTAATGATTGGGAGCGTGTCTATACTATACCAAACATGGGCATCGATACAAAAATAAACCCATATTCATCTAGTGATTTTGTAGAAAAAACAAGAAATAAAAAGGGAACAATAGGCGATCTTTTCAATGCAAGTAAAGAATTAAGCGAGGCTAGAGGTGGCACGTCAAGCGACCCAGTGCTTAAAAAATATTTTTCCGATTATCAAAAAGAAAAAGGCGTGAAGCATTCGTCTCAAATACAAATAGAAAAAAAAGAAAAAGTAAAAGAAAAAGCTAAAAACCTGGGTATAAAAGTAAAGGTTTGAATGTACACTTTTTTCTTTAAAAGAAATAAACTTTTTGACCAAAAAAACAAAAGCATGTAATCTATACTCTGCCATCTTTTATATAGATTATGATTTTCGAAGAACAAATTTCAAGAAACCCAAACCACTATCCCTGGACAAAGGATTTTATCCTTGCAATGCATAATGGTTTTTGGACAGATGCTGAATTTAATTTTAAGAGCGATCTTCAAGACTTCAAAGTAAATTTAAATGATGTGGAAAAAGAAATCGTAATAAGGTCTCTTTCAACAATAGGTCAATTAGAAATTTCTGTTAAAAAATTCTGGGCGAAATTAGGAGACAATTTACCTCATCCATCATTAAATGATCTAGGGTACGTAATGGCTAACATAGAAGTAATTCACGGAGACGCATATTCTCGACTTTTAGATGTGCTAGGAATAGAAGACTCATTTGATAAAATATTACAAGAACCCATAATAAAAGGTAGAGTAAACTATTTAAAAAAACACTTACGCAAGTTTCATGATGACAACAAAAAACAATTTATATATTCTTTAATACTATTCACTCTTTTTGTTGAAAATATAGCCCTATTCTCTCAGTTTTACACTGTAAATTTTTTTGGTAAATTTAAAAATTTGTTGAAAGACACAAATAAGCAAATAGAATACACCTCTAGAGAAGAAGACTTGCATGCAAAAGTAGGAATGAAAATTATAAATACAATAAGGGATGAACATCCAGAGCTTTTCGATTTAGAGCTAGAAGAAAAAATTCTATCAGAAGCCTCAGAAGCTATAGAACACGAATGCAAAATTATCGAATGGATTGTAAATGGCTATCAAAATGAATATTTAAATTCAAACCTATTAAAAGAATTTATAAAAAATAGGATGAATGAATCTTTAAAAGAAATAAAATTTAAACCAATTTTTGATATTGATAAAAATGTTTTAGCTAAAACAACCTGGTTTGACGAACAATTACTAGGCAATGCAAAAACCGATTTTTTTAATTCAAGACCGGTCGAATATTCTCGAAATTCGCAATCGTTCGACGCGGATGAACTATTTTGATTTGTTTCAAAAGTTTCAATTTTAAATTATGAATAAAGAAATCTATTGGCTTAATAAAGATTCTAGGAAATTTTTAAGCGGCGGCTATCTCGAAGAAGGCGTAACACCAGAGCAAAGAATTAGGCAAATAGCCGAAAATGCCGAAAAAATTTTAAAAATAAAAGGGTTTGCAGACAAGTTTGAGCTTTACGTACATAAAGGATTTTATTCTTTATCTACTCCTGTTTGGACAAACTACGGAAACAAAAGAGGGTACCCTGTAAGCTGTTTTGGATCAGCGATCTCTGATACCATGGAGTCTATTTTAGAAAAAGTTGCAGAAATTGGGATTATGTCAAAAATGGGAGGAGGAACTTCTGCTTATTTTGGAAATCTTAGAGCGAGAGGCTCGAAAATTTCAGTTGGGGGCGAGTCGAGCGGTCCAGTGCATTTTATGGAGCTTTTTAGCACAGTTGCAGATGTCGTAAGCCAGGGGTCAGCGCGCAGAGGATCTTTTGCCGCAACGCTTCCAGTAGAGCATTCAGATATCGAAGAGTTTCTTCAAATTAGATCAACAGGGCACCCAATTCAAAGCATGAGTATCGGCGTTTCAATCACCGACCAATGGATGAAAGAAATGGTAGATGGCGATAAATCAAAAAGAAAAATTTGGGCGTCAATAATAAAAAAGAGGTTTGAAACCGGCTATCCCTATATTTTCTTTGCTGATAATGCAAACAACAATGCGCCTGAAGTCTACAAAACTAAAGGGTTAAAAATTAATAATTCAAACTTATGTCAAGAAATTATGCTCAGTAATTCGGATACCGAATCATTTGTTTGCGTATTGTCTTCTTTAAACCTTTTACATTGGGATGAAATAGAAAAAACAGATGCCATAGAAACATTGATTTACTTTTTGGATTCTGTAAGCGAAGAATTTATTCAAAAAAGCGAAGGTGTTAAATTTATGGAGGCTCCAAGGAAATTTGCAATTTCGCAAAGAGCATTGGGTATGGGTGTATTAGGATGGCATTCCTTCCTTCAATCTAAAATGATTGGATTTGAATCAATGGAAGCTAAAATACTCAATAACCAAATTTGGAAAATTATCAGGAGCAGGTCTGACCAAGCCACGGAGCAATTAGCGAAAATTTTTGGCGCGGCTAATATATATTTAAACACACCGATAAACAGGAGAAATACTACCACACTTGCCGTTGCCCCGACTACAAGCTCAAGTGCAATTCTCGGACAAGTATCACCTTCTATCGAGCCATTAAATAGTAACTATTTTATAAACAAACTTGCAAAAGGAAACTTTACATACAAAAACCCCTTTTTGAAAAAACTTTTGAAAGAAAAGGGAAAAGACGACGAGGAGACTTGGAAGTCTATCCTTGTAAAAGGCGGTAGCGTTCAACACTTAAATTTTTTAAACGAAGTCGAAAAAAACGTCTTCAAAACATTCGGTGAAATTTCCCAAAAAGAAATTGTAATACAAGCAGCGCAAAGACAAAAATATATAGATCAGGGACAATCACTAAATTTAATGGTGCCTCCAAATACGCCAGCAAAAGAAGTTAGCGAGCTTTTAATAGAGGGCTGGAAACTTGGAATAAAAACATTTTACTATCAAAGAAGCGCAAATCCAGCACAAGAACTTTCGCGCTCAATTCTTTCATGCTCAAGCTGTGAATCTTAAAATATGAATATTAGAATAAAACTAACAAACGAAAACGCTAAAGTACCATCTAAAACATCTCCAGATGAGGCTGGTTATGATTTGTATAGCTCCGAAGACTGTATCATAAAACCCATGGAAAGAAGACTCGTTAAAACAGGCGTGTCGCTTGCTATTCCGTATGGATACTACGGTCATATATCTGACAGAAGTGGTATGGCACTTAAAAAAGGAGCACATTGCTTAGGTAAGATAGTTGATCCAACTTACAGAGGCGAAATCGGCGTTATTATATTGAATACCGACATGTTCGAATCAATTAAAATTCAAAAAGGAGACAGAATGGCTCAAGTTATTTTCAAAAAGTACGAAAATGTAGAATTTATACAAGAAGCCGCGCTCGACAAGACAGAAAGAGACGAAAAAGGGTTTGGAAGCTCAGGAAATTAAAATAAAAATAAAATCAATTTAATTTTATTTGTGTATTAATTATTAATGGAAAAAATAGATGTTTCAATAAAAGAGTTGGCAAATTCTATAAAAAATAACAATGAACAAGTTTTGGAAAATCTAAGACTCAGGTTTCAAAACGAACTAATGTTCAATATAATATTTTTTCTTTTTAATAATTGGGCAAATAGTCAAAGAAGCGAATTCGGTTCTAATCTAGAAGAAGACGATCCAGCTCAAAGATTTTTTAATGCATGGTATCACGAAACAAAGAAAAGAGTTAAAAAAGAAATGTTAGAAGTAAATAAAAACTTGACCTCTAATACTTTTGAATATTTAAACGCAATCTCTTCCAATTCTTTACCAAGCACCGAAGATTACCAATCAATATACAACACCGCATTAAGCGATATTAAAAAAATGTTCTCTAAAAATACCAAGCCCCCCAAAATATAATTATGGAAGAAGGCTTTACTCAAAAATTAAAAAAAACATTTAAAGACTATATTGGATATATAGTAATATGCGTATTTATTATTTTAGGAACAGTTGCGAAAGACATTTCTGTTAAATATTTTCAAAATCAAGAATGGAGTTTTTATTCTTTAAATAAAGACGCGAAAAGGAATGTTAAAATAACAGAACTTGTTTCTCAAATAAGAGAAATAGCAAATGCTGAAAATGTAACAGTTTTTCTTTTTCATAACGGGGGCTTTTTTAGTTCTGGAGTACCATATAGAAAAAAATCACCCGCATTTGAATCAAACTCACCACTAAAAATTGGCAAAAACTACAAATACGAAAACGTACCGCTCACACAGGTTTCAGAATTAATAAAAGAACTTACAGAAAACAATCAGGGTTTTTTTGTTAGAACTTCTTCAATTCAAAACGGAACATGGAAAGCGATGTTATTGGAAAGCGGCTACGAATACAATTTTTATACAAGCCTTAGAATTGGCGAAAAAATGATAGGGTATATAAAAATATCTTGGGAACTTGAGCTTGAAAATGCAGAAAAGCAAAGACTTTCAAATCAAGTAAGTAGTTTTTCTTTAATAATAAGCTCACTGCTTGCTGAAAAAGAGCTTGATTTATTTAAATAAATAAATATAATCAATCTAATATGATTAGATTGAAAATTTCATCAATAGATTTTTCAGAAAAATCGCCAGGAGCTTTAGAAGAAATTAAGATAGAGGGACTTGTTGGCAAGTCTTTAAATTCATCTATAGATAAAGATGAAATTATAAAAGCCATAAAAGAGGGAGAAGATTTTATTCTATTAACAAATAAAAAACTAATAGAAAAAGTTTCCGGCCGCTCCGGTAAAAAATCAAATCCATTAATGTTAAATTTTGAAGATTACTCTGAATAATGAATATTAATATCAGAATGGAGGGAGGTCTTGGCGATCACCTACTTGCAAATAGATTTGTTCCCGCTATATTAGATAAATATACAGACGCAAAAATTAAAATATTTTCCGACACGGAGAATAATTCAAAAAGCCTAGAAATGTTGCTGCATTTTTTCCCTTCGTTTTACCAAAGGGGAGGGGAAGTAATAAAAGAGAGAGCAAACAAAAACTATAAAATAATATCACAATTTGGCGAAGAAATTTACCCAGCCGCAATAGAAAACCAAACGGAATATATCAAAAACAAAATGATAAAAGAATGTGATATTTTTTATGATCTACACATAGACGGACTTAATTGGGTTAATCACGACTATGACTGGATAAGATATTATTTTCATTTTCCAAAACCAGAAAAAGTTGAAAGTAAAATTAAAAACAAAGATGAAGATTTTGTTTTATGTCACCTTTATTCAAGACCAGATTCTATCTATAATGTAGAACAATGGTATGCAGAAACCTTAATAGAAGAAGTTGCAAAATCTATAAAAGTAAAAATAATTACAGAAAAGCAATATTCTGATTTTTATTTTAAATTAAAAAACAACAAGAATATAGAAATTTTAACACCAGATATTTTTGAAATATTTGAAATTTCTTCTAAATGTTCTTGTTATATAGGAATAGATTCAGGAATAAGATATATTCCATACCATTTTTCAAAGCCTACATTTGTACTTTCAAATTATTGCAACAGTATAGGAAACGTAGTTTACTCTCATCTAATAAGATGGCTTATATTTAAAAATCAAACATTACCCATGCATTTTAATGTAAAAAAAACTGCAAAAATAATAATAAATTCTATAAACAACAAAGCATCTTATTTATTTCCTGAAATAGAAGAGAATTACGACAACCTTTTAGTAAAAAGAAACTATAAAAATTTTATTTAAATGACTACAAAAAAAGACGTAACCATTAACGGAATAGCCACCCAAGAAAAATATTTTGAAAATACTTTAAAAGCAGTAATCTATTCAAAAAAAATATCAGGCATACCAAATGCTCAAATGATTTCTTTCAAAAAGTTTTTTCACGAAGAAGTAAAATGTGTTTATGTTCCAGATTTAATAAAAATTGATTCTGTTCCAAAGTGGAATTTTTTTCTTATAAAAAACTTATATCAGTTTATAAATACTGATTTTTGTTTAAATGTGCATGACGATGGATTTGCAATCAATGCATCGGCATGGAAAGATGAATTTTTAAATTATGATTATATAGGGGCATTATGGCCAGTTGGCTGCCATGAACCAATTGTTACAGAAAAAGACAGATGCGGAAACGGAGGCTTCTCATTAAGAAGTAAAAAACTTTTAGAAATTGCCGCCTTGTACTGTCCAGCATATGCTTATCCAAACGAAGACAGAGTTATTTGTGGGCTACATAGAGATATTTTCACCAAAAGAAATATAAAATTTGCACCAGATCACATAGCTGCACAATTTTCAATAGAAGACGAAACAATACCTGAAGCCGCCGGTCAAACCCACAAAAATAGGTTTTCTATAAAAAGCTTTGGCTTCCATCAAAAAAATTCAGATGCAATTAAATTTTTAGAAAGCGTTCAAGTATGATATTGCTAACTGGATCAACTGGTTATATAGGTTCTGAGTTTAAAAAGCAGCTTGAAAAAAAAAGTTTGATGCACTGCACAATTTCGCATAAAGAGATCAATAAAAAAAATTTAAAATCTATTATAAAATATAAAAATATAACACATATAATTAACTGTGCTGCATTTGTTGGCAAGCCCAATATAGAACAATGCGAAAAAGAAAAAGAAAAAAGCATAAACGGTAACATATTAGTTCCATTTCTTTTGAAAGAAATAGCAGAAGACTTCGACATTACAATGTGCCATATTTCTACTGGGTGCATTTATAACGGGTTATCGCCCGATCCTTTGGGATGGAATGAAATGAACGAACCCAATCTTAGTTTCGAATTAAATAATTGTAGCTTTTATACTGGAACAAAATTAAGCGCAGAAAATATAATTAAAAACTATGAAAAATCATATATATGGAGAATCAGGCTTCCATTTGAAAATAAACATAATCAAAGAAATTATATATCCAAAATAATTAATTACGAAAACCTCCTTCTGGAAAAAAATTCTATTTCTCATAAAGAAGAATTTGTCAGCGCATGCATTCAGTCAATAGAATTGAATATTCCATTTGGAACATATAATATAACAAATACTGGTTCAATTTCAGCATATGAAATTTTTGAAAAATTAAAAAAAACGATCACCCCAAATAAAGAAGCTAAATTTTTGTCTATTGATGATTTTTATAAAAAAGTTAGCAGTATGCCGAGGTCCAATTGTATTCTAGATAACTCAAAAATATTAGCAACCGGAATAAAACTTACAGAAGTAAATGAGCAAGTAGATAAATGCATAAAAGAATGGAAATGGTAAATATGGAAAAAGAAATCATAAATCTTGGAAAGCTACCGCTGGTCAATAATCTCTTTAACTCTAAAGAAGAAAGCTTAAATGCAAAAAGGTTTGACTTAAGAATTATACAAAAAGAAAATTATCTAATGAAATTAGATACAGAAATTTCTTCAAGGGACATGTTTGAAACCTATCTTTACAGATCATCTATAAATAAACCCTACGTAGAGCATTGTAAAAAAATGTGGAATTACGCCAAAAAGTTTAATCCTAAAAAAATTGCTGATATAGGCGGCAATGATGGAGCACTTTTAAATGCTTTCAAAGAAGCTTCAAGAGAAAAACTAGACTTAACTAATATAGATGCAAGTTCATCTTTTAAATTAGATAACGAATCAAATGGTATAAAATATATACAAGATTATTGGGGAGACTTAATTTTTAAAGAAAAATTTGATCTCATAACCTCAACAAATGTTTTTCAACACAATCCACATTATGAAAAATTCCTTCAAGGAATTAGGAATAATTTAAAAGGAATATGGATATTAGAGTTTCCTTATTTTTTAGAAACTGTAAAAACTAATCAATTCGATCAAATATATCACGAACATGTATATTATTGGTTATTGACCCCACTATATACTATTTTTAAAAAATACGGATTAAAAATAATAGACGTTTCCTTAGAAGATATACACGGCGGATCAATGCGCATAATTTCTTCCAACAGAGAAGGCGACCAAGAAAATTTAGAAAAAATAAATAAATTTATTGAAGAAGAAAAGAACTTTAATTTTTCAAACTGGGGCAAAAAAATTGAAAAAAAACTACAACAAGACAATTTGTTTATAAACAATTTACCTGGATCTGTTGCGGCTTTTGGAGCCGCAGCAAAAGGCTGCGTATATTTAAATTGCATTGGAAAAAATAAAATACAATATATAATAGATGACACACCAGGAAAACAAAATTTATTTAGCCCCGGTACCGGACTAAAAATAGTTGATAGAAACTTTATAAAAAATAACCAACCAGACAATATAATAATACTAGCTCATAATTTTAAAAATTATATAGCAGACTCACTTAAAAACGATGGATACAATGGTAAAATCTATACCATGCTTCCAGAAATACAAGAAATAATTTAAAAAAAAATGAAACTTAAAGAAATACTAGACTCAACAGAACTGTTAAATACGACGCATTTTACAGGAACAGATAAAAATACGACGCATGGATTTATCGATTTTTTTTATGAAAGAGAATTTGAAAAGTATAAAGATAAAAAAATCTCTCTACTAGAGATAGGTATGGAGGTTGGCGGCTCTATATATTTATGGGGTAAATATTTTCAAAACGGAGAAATAACAGGGGTTGATGTTGAAGATAAAATTCATGAAAGATGGAAATCTTTACCAAATACAAAATTTATAATAAATGACGCATATGAAATTGCGTTTATAGAAACGCTTCCGAACTTTGATATTATTATTGATGACGGACCACATACGCTAGATTCACAAATTCTTTGCATAGAGAGATATTTGCCAAAGTTAAAAGAAGGCGGAATTATGGTTATAGAAGATGTACAGGACGCAAGCCACTTAGAAATCTTAAAAAAACATACACCAGTAGAGCTACAAAATAAAACCGAGATGATAGATCTTAGATTTTCTAAGGGAAGATATGATGATCTACTATTTGTAATTAGAAAATAATATATGAAAAAAGTTATTATAACCGGCGCTACTGGAATGGATGGCAGTTTAATGGCTGATTATTTATTAAATAACACAGATAATCTAGTTGTAGCCGGAATAAGAAGGCTAAGCAATACTAATCATAAAAACATAGACCATTTAAAATTAAACCCCAGGTTTAAACTAATTGATTTAGATGTAACTGATTCTAATAATGTAGAGCAAGTAATAAGGCTAGAGCAACCGGATTTTTTTATAAATTTTGCGGCAAACTCATTTGTTGGCAATAGCTGGACAATGCCAGTCAACCATATGCAAACGAACTGCATGGCGGTTTTATATCAATTAGAGGCTATAAGAAAATTTGTTCCTAATTGCAGATATTATAACGCAGGATCTTCCGAAGAATTTGGTGACGTTGTTGCTGTTCCACAAAATGAAAATCACCCACTAAGACCAAGAAGCCCATATGGGGCATCAAAAGCCGCAGCAAGAATGCTTGTTAAAGTATATAGAGATTCTTATAATTTATATGCTATACAGGGCTGGCTATTTAATCATGAAGGCGTTAGAAGAGGAATTGAATTTGTTACAAGAAAAATAACATCAAATATAGCAAGAATTAAAAAGGCTTTAGATACCGGTGTAAATTTTGAACCGGTTGAGCTTGGCAATTTAGATGCAAAAAGAGATTGGTCGGATGCAGAAGATTTCGTTGAAGGTGTGTGGAAAATGCTGAATCAAGAAACACCAAAAGAATACGTGCTTTCTTCTAACGAGACGCATACAATTAGAGAGTTTTTAGAACTATCTTTCAAAGAAGTTGATATACAAGGATACTGGGAAGGAAAAAATCTCGATGAAAAATTTATACATGGCAAAACCGGACAGGTAGTTTTGCAAATAAATTCAAAATTTTACAGACCAGCCGAAGTAGATATTTTATTTGGAGACTCATCTTTAGCCAGAAAAGAATTAAATTGGACACCTAAAATATCTTTTGAGCAACTTGTAAAAAAGATGGTTCAAAATGATTTAAATTTGTGTAATTGATAGTATGCACCATGTTATGGACGGTCAAGAAAAAATGGACACATGCGCCCATAGATCAGACGCAAAAGAGGTTTTTGTAGGGTGTCCATGCAGGGGACAGAAAAAAACTGTTTATGAATGTATAGCCAGAAGCATACCAGAAATCCACTCTGCAATTTGCGCGGGCTGCCCTTTATATAAAAATAAAAATAGTTGACTTTTATTAAAAAAAAGAATATCCTATAATCACTAAAAAAGTGATTAGTGAAAATACATTTAAAAATACTTTTAGTATAAAAAAAGCAAAAGAGGCTTTTTCTCTTAAAAGGTTTAAATCAGATTTTATTTTAAACTGTTTAAAACTTCCCAAAAGCAGACAAAAAGAAATAAATTGGGCAAAAGAGATGAAAATCATGAACACTCTAACTCAAAGATGTTCAGATCCAAAATTTTGGCTTCATTCGATTCCAGATTTTCAAATTCCGTCCCTGGCTTGGTTTCTTACAGACAACGGGAGAAAATTTTTAAATGAAAAACATAAAAGATTTTATTCAAAAATTCAAACAATTGAAAAAATAGATAAAAGCATTAGTATATTAAGCGACCAATCACAAGGTGAAGATATAATAAATTCAACTTCAAAAATTAAAACATTGAAAGATTTTTTAAATAAAAAACTATGAACAATAAAGACCTATTATCAAACTATCTAAAAAGCAACAAAGAAGATCACTTTAATTTTGCCGGAGAACAGGACTATATATTATCAACCGGAAGTTTAATTTTTGATGTAGAACTTGGTGGAGGGATTCACCCTTCAATTTTGCGCTTTAGCGGAGTTTCTGGAGGAGGAAAAACAAGCTGCGCTCTTTCAATGATGAAAAACTTCTTATCAGAATCAAAAAATAGAAAAGGTTTTTATATAAAAGCAGAAGGAAGGCTATCTAAACAGATAATTGATCGTTCTGGTGTAAAATTCGTTGATGACGCAGAGGAGTGGGAGGATGGAACTTGCTTTGTATTTAAAAGTAATATATATGAAACGGTTGCAAATCTGGTTGCCACATTAATTCAAAATAACGAGGCAAAAACAAATTATTTTTTTATTGTAGACAGCATGGATGCCCTTTTACCAAAAGGAGATAAAGATAAAACTTTTGAAGAAGCCGTGAAAGTAAGTGGTGGCGCCGTTATCTCGTCTCATTTCTTAAGGAAGATGGCTCTGCCTTTTTCTGTCGGTGGACATATTTGTGCTCTAATTTCCCAAGTAAGAAGCGAGGTTAAAGTTAACCAGTATGCCAAAACAGATCCACGTTTAACAAACGCATCTGGAGGCTCAGCTCTTTTGCATTATTCGGATTGGATTTTTGAATTTTCTCCAAGATATAAATCTGATTATATTACGGCAACCATCAATGGTAAAGAACAAAACATCGGGCATTGGGCTAAAATAACATTTAAAAAGTCTCCAAATGAAAAAGATGGAAAAGAAATAAAATATCCAATTAAACACAACCAGAATGACGGAAACTCTGTTTGGATAGAATATGAAATCGCAGATTTAATGCTTACATGGGAAATGGCTAAAAAAGCAGGAGCATGGATAAAAATAGACCAATCTTTAATTGAAGAATTAAAATCAAATAAAATTTCATTTCCAGAATCTGTTCAAGGAATAGATAACTTAAGACTAGCATTAACAAACAATCCAGAAGCGTGTAATTTTCTTTTTAAGAAATTTAAAGATATATGCTTAACATAAAAAATGTTTATTTTAAATCTAAAAGGCAGACCTGTAAAAATAAATATTAATAAATCTAGAATAAAATGGGATAAAAAAGTCGGCAGCAATGCTCAATTCAAAACCAAGCAATTTTTTAAATCTTTTTGGGTTCAGGATCTTGTTTGTGAAGAATTTGTAATACCTCAATCAAGATTAAGAATAGATCTAATAAATTTTACAAAAAAGATTATAGTTGAAACATCTGGTCAACAACATGAAAATTTTGTGGAATTTTTCCATGGAAATAGAGTCGGTTTTTTAAAATCAATAAAAAGAGACTATTCAAAAATTAAATGGTCAGAGATAAATGATTTTCTTTTTTTAGAAATTTATGATACTGAGACAGATTTGTTGAGTGAAGACTTTATACAAAAAAAATTCAATTTAAAACTATGAGTAAAGAAAAATATAATCAAAATTTTGAGCTACCTGAATCAATTTTATCTCAAATGGAAGAGATGAGTGGTGGCGGATATATAATATTTATTTTAGATGCAGGAAACACGCCCTCAGTGTACGAAAGTTTTGATGGATACGGACAAGAAAGCCAGGTTAAAAATTTTGCATTAGACTTTTTACAGGCGGAAAGAGAGGCTAGAAAAGAAATATTTAAAAGAGATATAATTGCGAATATGGAAAATCAAAACGACGACGACGAAGAAGAGGAGGAGGGCGATCAAGATAATACTGATTGACCTTTATCAAAAAAAGCGTTATTAGTTTGGTGAACCATAATGATATTTTCAATTCCTGTAGAAAAACACGTTGTTGCGGGCTGCTTAAAATACCCAAAACTTTTTTTTGAAATCGATGCATTTGTTTCAGAAAAAGATTTTTATCATGAAATTCATTCCGTTATTTATTCTGTAATAAAATCAAATATCTCTCAAAACGAGAGCGTGGACAACGTTCTTATCAGTGAAAAAATAAAAAATCTAGGAATAACATTCAAAAATCAGATAAATATTTTTGACTACCTGCAAAGTCTCAGTCTCATAAATCTTTCCGAAAAGGCTTTTATAGAAGCGGCAAAAACACTAAAAACTCTTACTGTCAAAAGAGAAATATATCAAACCGCCGAAAAATTAAAAGAAAAAATGACGGCGAAAGAGGACATGACCGCAGATCAAATCATATCTGCCGCAGACGCCATTTATAATGAAAAAATAAGTGCATACGATTTATTCGAAGAACCTACAAACATCTTTGAAGACGCCAAAGAACAAATAGAGCTAATAGGTAACACGCCCGTTGATGATTCGGGGTTCAGAACGCCGTTCAATGATTTCAATAGATTATACGGAGGATTAAGACCAAAAAACCTTTATGCGTTTGTTGCCAGACCAAAATCTGGAAAAACGACCATGCTTTGCGATTTAAATTATAAAATCTGTAACGAAATAAACAAAGGCGAAATATCATGCCTATATTTGGATACAGAAATGGAAACACTTGATGTTCAAAAAAGACTCGTTGCTTCAATATCTGGAGTGCCATTTTGGTATATAGATACCGGCAATTGGAGAAAAGATAAAGAAATGACTCAAAAAGTCAGAGCTACATGGTCTAAAATAAATAATTTTAAATTTTATCATTTAAAAGTAGGAAACAAGACTATCAGTGAGGTTCTTTCTATTGCCAGAAGATGGTATTATTCCAAAGTTGGTCGAGGGGAGAAAGCAATAATTACATACGATTATTTAAAAATGACAGGAGAAGGCGTATCCGAATCCTGGAAGGAATATCAAGTAATTGGCGACAAAACAGATAAATTAAAAAAACTCGGCGAAGAATTGAATTGCGCCGTACTTACTTCCACACAAATGAATAGAAGTGGTGAAAGCCAAAATAGAAGGGCTGGTGGATTTGCAGATGACTCATCCGCCATCGCGCTTTCAGATAGGCTTCAATGGTTTGCCTCATATGTTGGTATTTTTAGAAGAAAAACTGTTGATGAAATAGAAGAAGATGGAGAAGAGTGGGGCACGCATAAATTAATTACAACGGCAAGCAGATTCCAAGGAAAAGATGCAGCTGGTCACGTCGATCTAGTTGAACGAATCGTTGATGGTGAAAGAAGATATGTTAATAATTACATTTCTTTTGATGTAAAAAATTTCAATGTTGAAGAAAAAGGAAGCCTAGATCAACTTATAAAAAGAAATGGATTAAGATTTCAAATTTTTGATAGAGATGGAAGGCTAGTTGACCAAGAAAATCAAAATGAAGACGGGCTTTTATAATCAAGACCAAATAAAATACGCTTTAGAAAATTTAGGTTACAAGCTTTTAGACAAAGGTAAAGAGTGGAGAGCCAAACCTATTTATAGAGACTCCGACAATGAAACCTCTCTTTCTATAAAGAAAGATTCTGGGTTTTGGATAGATTTTGCCAGAAACTATTCTGGCAAACTAGAAGATTTGATAGAAAAAACTTTAAAAAAACCAAAAGGTTTCGGAGAAGCTTGGCTGAAAAAAGAGGGTTTTTTAAAAAACGAAAAGACAGAAAATGAAAAAAGAGAACAGCTACCTATTTTTTATGAAAAATTTTTCGATAAATCCTTATTAGAAAAACTTTCCTTAAATTATACATATTGGATAAATAGAGGAATTTCAGAAAAAACATTGAAAGAGTTCGGTGGAGGGCTTTGCACTACTGGAAAAATGAATGGAAGGTATGTATTTCCAATTTTTGATGAGTCTAAAAACATTAGGGGCTTTGCTGGTAGATCAATTTATTTAAATAATGATATAAAGTGGAAATTAATAGGTCGTCGAAGCGAATGGAAATACCCTCTTTTTATAACAAAAGAATACATAGAATCAAAAAAAGAATGTATAATCATCGAAAGTATAGGGGACGGTTTAAAGCTTTGGGAAGCAGGAGTAAAAAATTTTATAATTTCGTTTGGATTAAATAGCTTGGAACATTTATATTATCCATTGATATCTCTTGACCCTAATAAAATAATAATATCATTCAATGACGACTATAAAAATGGTAAATCAAACGGCGCAGGAAATTTAGCTGCCAAAAACTTTCAAAAAAATCTATTATCATTTTTTAATAAAGACCAAGTTGTTATAAAATTTCCAACAAAAAATGATTTTGGCGAAATGACCACAGAAGAAATACTCGAATGGAAGAAACTATAAAAAAAATAAACTACCTTAGTGCGTCAAAAATAAAAACTTTAAACAGTTGTACTTGGCAATATTATTGTGCTTATGAACTTGGAATTCCTCAAAAATCAAACAGCGGCGCAAGTCGCGGGACTATTGTTCATAATCTTTTTGAACTTATATCAAAACCAAAGCACCAGCATTATATAAATAAAATATGGGTATCTGGTTCTCCAGAAAAAGTGCCACAGATTAAAAAATTTCTTATAAATGAATTCAAAAAACAAAAAATATCACTAACTGAAGAAGTTAAACCAATTAAGTCAAAATATGGTAAAAAAAACAATTGGGACACCATATGCGACATGATTCTGACTACTTTAAAACATGAATTTATAGCAATAAATCATTCTAAAATAATAGATTCAGAATATGAATTTAATATAGTAAATGAAAATCCAAAGTATGCTGTAAGAGGTTTTATTGACAGAGTAGAAATAGAAAACGAAAATACAATAAAAATATTAGACTATAAAAGTTCTTCCAAAAAGTTTTCCGGAGAAGATGAGGAGTCAAATATTCAGGCAATGATATATTCGCTTGTTGCTAGAAAAATATGGAAAAATTATAAAAACTATACTGCTTCATTCTTTTTTATGAGATTCCCAGAAGATCCATATCAAAATAGTGAATTTTCAAAAAATGAACTAGATGGATTAGAACACTATTTAGAATATATTTCTGAAATATTGGAAAATTTCGACATTAAAAAAGCAAAATCATCAATGGCTGCATTTGACAATGCAAAATCATGGCTTTGCGGAAGAGGCAGCTGGGTTTGCCCGTATAAAAATGCTTTGACTTTTTTTAAAGTTTTTGAAAAAAATAACGATGAAAAAAAATATATATCTTCGCATTTTGAATTAAAGGATGCCGAAGAAAAAATTTCTAAAAATAAAAAAGAAGATGTCTGGGACATAGAAATGGTAGAATATACCGGTTGTCCGGCATTTAGTATTTGACTAAAAATTAAAAAAAACCTATACATTAATAGGTGATGATTATTCCATTTTTTAAATCACATTACTCTTTAAATAAGAGTATTTTGACCTTATCTGAATCTCACGATGGAGATTTGGGACCAAAATCAATTTTAAAATTAATAAAAGAAAATAATATTAAAAACGCTTTTCTTGTAGATGAGAACATGAGCGGTTTTCCAGAAATGTATTACAATTCTCAAGAACTAGCAGTTGATATTAATTTTGGACTTAGACTAACAGTATGCCAAAATATTAAAGAAAAAAACGAAGCTTCTATAAAAAGTGAATCAAAGGTAATAATTTTTATAAAAAATGCAAAAGGCTATGAGTGTCTTAGCTCTATATTTTCAATTGCCGCAAAAGATGGATTTTATTATTTGCCAAGAATTGACCTTCAAACTTTAAGACAGAACTGGTGTGATGATTTGATTTTAGGAATACCATTTTACGATAGTTTTTTATTTAAAAATCATTTTAATATGTCTTCATGTGTACCTGAAGCATTTTGGACAAAACCAGTGTTTTTCTGGGAAAACAACAATTTGCCGTTCGATTTATTTTATAAACAAATACTTTCTGAATATTTATCGGATAATTTTCCCGATGCTGAATTTTTGCAAGCACAATCTATTTATTATAACGATAGGGATGATTTTTTAGCTTATTTGGCTATGCGATGCATTGGCAAAAAAAGCGAACTCCAAAAACCCAAACTCGATCACTTAAGCAGTTGCGATTTCTGCCTTGAGTCTTTTCTAGAAAAAATTTAATATGGAAGAAAATTTAATTAGATTTAACAAGAGTATCAAAATTCTTTTTATTGATTTTGAAACGGCTAACCTATGCCTTTCTTCTAAATTTAATCTTCCGTGGCAAATGGCTCTTCTTAAAACAAAAGGTGGAATTCCAGAAGACGAAGGTGAAAGTATTTTAATAAATTGGGGCGATGAATTTAAATTTTCAAAAGGCGCACTTGAAATGGCGCACTCTTATTGCAAGAACAAAATGCAATCAGAAGGACTTAAACCAATCGAAGCATTTCAAAAACTTTCAGATGCACTATCAGAAACAGATGCGATAGCCGGGCATAATATTTTAGGCTTCGATATTTATATGATAAAAGGAATGTATGAAAAACTAGGTAGAAAATTTCCAAATATTATCCAAAAGAAAAAAATATTCGATACATTTGCTTTAGCCAAAGGTTATTTTAATAATATACCAATTCAAAAAAACGAAAATATAATTTCATATCAATATAAAATGATTAATAATATCATCAAAGGTTCAAAAACATCTCTTTCAAAAGTTGCAGAAAGCTTCAATATCGAGTATGATCAAGGAATGCTACATGATGCTCTTTATGATCTAAATTTAAATTTAAAAGTTTGGAATAAACTAAAATACCAAATTGATTTTTAAAAAATGTTTATAAAAGAATTCACAAAATTAAATCTTCCATTTCATGGTGTTATATGTCCAAAAATAAGTTTGGATAAAAAAGATCGCATAGAATATGAAATTACCGAAGGAGCTACAAATCTTGAAATTTTGCAAGCACTTTGTAATAAAGGCTTTAAAAGCATGTTGCCGAAATGGAAAGATGAAGGCGCAGATATTCAGTCTTATAAAGATAGAGCAAAACTAGAAGTTGAAACATTAAATAAGTTGAATTTTGTTGATTATATACTTATTGTATGGGATGTTTTTAATTTTTGTAAGAAAAACGACATACCAACAGGATTAGGTAGAGGTAGCGCGGCCGGAAGTTTGGTTCTTTATCTGCTTGGTGTAACAGGCGTAGATCCGGTAAAGTACGGTTTGTTTTTTCAAAGATTTGTTTCAGAGGCAAGGGCTAAGCAAAAAATAGTTGACGGTACGACATATTTAGATGGAAAAATGATTGCTGACATTGATAGTGATATTTGCTATTATAGAAGAAAGGAAGTTATGAAGTATTTGGATGAAAAATACCCAGAAAGAACATCAAAAATGCTCACGGTTTCAACTCTTTCTGGAAAGGCTCTTATTAAAGACTGCGGAAAGATTATAGGTGAAAAAGAGGAGGTAGAAATGAATAAGATAACATCATTGTTTACTTCTAAATATGGAAAAGTTGCTGAACCCGAAGAAATGTATGAATCTAGTGAGGAATTTAAAAACTGGTGTGATGAAAACGCCTTAGTTTATTCGACTGCTTTAAAATTAAAAAACCTTATTAGAAATAAGGGGGTTCACGCCTCTGGAATACTTGTAAGTCATGATAAACTTATAAAAACAACCCCAACAGAGCTTACAGCCGATAAAGAGATAGTTTCATCATTTACAATGGATTGGGCTACAAAAATAAATATTAAACTAGATCTACTGGGCTTGAAAAGCGTTTCTGTAATTCATGAAGTTTCAAAAATAACAGGAATAGATTATAAAAATGTTGACTTAGAAAACTATGAGAAAATATATGCTCATCTTCAAGACTTAAAGCACCCCAAGGGGTTATTTCAAATTGAGGCGGATGTAAATTATAAAGTTTGCCAGAAAGTCAAACCAAAAAATCTAGATCAATTAAGCGCGGTTGTGGCACTAGCCAGACCAGGTGCGCTTGACTATGCTGATCAATATGCCACGTATGCCATTACAGGGGTAAAGCCGGAAATCGATCCAATTATAGAATCCGTGCTAGAAAAAACAGGAAATATTTGCTTATATCAAGAGCAAGTAATGTCTATGTTTAATAAAATTGGATTTTCACTAACAGATTCAGAAGAAATTAGACGCGCAATCGGTAAAAAACTTCCAGAAGAGGTAGCAAAATGGAAGCCTAAAATTTATCAACAATGTGAAAAACAAGAAATAAAAAAAGAAACAGCTGATCAGATCTGGAAAGTCTGTGAAGACAGCGCGAATTATCAATTTAATTTATCTCACAGTATTTCATATGGTGCCATGTCTGCTCTCACTACTTATTTTAAGTTTAATCATCCAAAAGAATTTTTTCTAGCGTTATTAAAAATGGCTAAGAATGAACAAGATTCGTTAAATGAAATAAATATCATTTCACAAGAAATGAAACATTTTGGAATAACTTTACTGCCGCCAGATCTAGCAAAAAGTGGTGAAGATTTTGAAATTGAAGGAAATAATATCAGGTATGGTCTTTCTGCAATTAAGGGGATTAGCAAAAAGATTATAGAAAAGATGATAAACTTTCGAAATAGTTATTCTTCAAAAATTGATTTATTTATAGCTGCAAAACAAGCTAAAATATCAATTGGAGTTTTATCTGCACTTATTCAAGCCGGCGCATTGGAAAGTGTAAATAGCAAATCAAGAAGCCGCCTGGTATTAGAGGCACAAACATGGAATTTACTTAAAGATAAAGAAAAAATAATTGTAAAGCAATTAATTGATGAATGCAAGTATTCCGATATTTTGCTTTGCGTTAAAGCCATGTCTGAATCAATAAAAGACGAAAAAGGAAAACCCTTAATTAGAGAATCTAGATTTAAAACAATTAAAAAAGATTACGATAAGTTTAAAACTATTTACTTGTTAAATAGCCGCAACGAAGAGCTTGCGAATTTCTTTTACGAAAAACAACTTCTTGGCATGCCATATAGCCAAAGTCTTTCTAAAATTTATTCTAAAAAGAATGAAAATATAAAACAAATTTATGACATAAACAATCTGGAAGACAAACAAGCAGGACTTTTTGTTGGAATAGTAAACGACATTTTAAAAAGAACATCGAAAAATGGAAACCCATATATTAAATATAGTATTGTAGATGAAAGCGATACAATAGATTGTTTTCTTTTTTCTTCTGCCAGGAGAGATAAGGTTGCTGAATGCAAAGAATTTAATGGAGGAAAACTTCCAGAAGAAGGGGATATTGTCGTAGTAAAAGGAACAAAAAAAGATGGTAAAGCTTGCTATATTGAAAAGCTAGGCATCCAAAGCGCAAAAATATATATGGCTTTAAGAGAAATAAAAGATATAGATTTAATTGAAGATGATGCTTAAAAAATTATAATAATTTAAGCATTATGAAACTAAACAACATTCAATTTTATAAACCTAATTCTTCTAATAAAGGCATAGCGGTTTCCTTGTCTTTTAACGAAAAAGACGGGGGAGTATATTTTTCTTTTATTAAGCAACATAGCTGGGACGCCGCAAAAAAAATAGGTTCTTTCAAAGGCAATACTGAAAATCCAAAAGCCAAAAAAAATATTAAATTTAATGACGTAGAGGTTTCTGGAATAATCAGGGCAATTGAAAAAGAAGATAAGTGGAGCGCTTATCATAAATTTAATAACGATTCTGGCGTTTCAATTAGTTTTTCTCCATATATTAAAGAAAATGTAATGTCTGGCTACGGATTGAGAATAGTAGATTCAAAAGACAAAGAAAATGTATTTTCTGTTGGCTTCACAAATGACGAAGCAGTAAAGTTAAGAGAATGGTTAAAAGAAAGCTTGAAAGAAGTTTTTAGATTAGAAAAAGAAGAAACAACAGAAAACAATAAATGAGAAAAAAAAGAGTATTATTTCATTCTGATTTTGCTTTAGCTAAAACAGGTTTTGGCAGAGCAATGAAAGCATTATTATCAGAATTATATAAAACCAATAAATATGAAATACATCATGTATGCTGTGGCGTTCATGAAGGCGCAAAAGAATTAGAATTCACGCCTTGGAAAAGCTATGGTTCGGTTCCCTCTGATCAATTTAAATTAAATGAAATTCAAAAAGATCCAGCCCTATCTAGAACATTAGGCTATGGTTCTGCCACGATAGACCAACATGTTTTAAATATAAAACCAGACGTTTACATTGGAACGCAAGATTTTTGGGGGTTAGATTACAACATAGATAAAAACTGGTTCAAAAAAATAACAAGCTGCCTTTGGATAACGCTTGATTCTTTACCATTATTACCCCCAGCTGTTAAAAGAGCAAATGATATTCCTAACTATTGGGTTTGGAGTAATTTTGCTGAAAAAGAAATGAAAAGGCTCGGTCACAATCAAGTCGAAACAATACATGGACCGATCAATGATGAAAAGTTTTTTAGACTTAGCGATGAAAAACGAAAAGAATTAAGATTAAAAAATAATCTTCCTGAAGACGCTGTAATAATCGGGTTCGTTTTCAGAAATCAATTAAGAAAGCTTGTGCCCAATTTAATGGAGGGTTATAAACTTTGGAAAGATGCACATCCAGAACTTAAAAACACGTATTTACTTTTGCATACAAATTTTTCAGAAGGATGGAATATAAAAGCGCAAGCAGATCAACATGGCGTTGACACAAAAGAAATATTAACTACATATATATGTAGGTCATGTCAAGAATATGAGGTAAAAACATTTGACGATAGGCAGGAAAAGTTTCAAAAAAATCAAAATGGAGAGTTTTTGCTTGATAAAAATGGTAAAAAAATTGAAGTTGAACTTGACGCTCAAAATAAAAATTGTAATCATTGTAGGACAGCAGGCTCTCAAATTACCACAGGTGTTGGATTTGGGGTTTCAGAAGAGCAGTTAAACGAGGTTTATAATTTAATGGATGTATATGTCCATCCATTTACTAGCGGCGGACAAGAAATACCAATACAAGAAGCTAAACTAACCGAACTTATCACTCTTGTTACAAACTATTCGTGTGGAGAGGAATGTTGCGAGCCAGACGCCTGCTCTCTTCCCCTTGAATGGGCAAAATATCTTGAACATGGAACGGAATTTATAAAAGCATCTACCTATCCTTGGTCAATTAAAGACCAACTAGATAAATTTCTTTCTATGACAAATGAAGAAAGAAGAGAAATGGGTAAAAAAGCTAGGCAATGGACTATTAAAAACTTTTCTGCAAAAAACGTCTCTCAAAAAATAGAAAAATTTTTAGATTCTGCACCACTGTTAAATGAAAACAACAATGCTTTTTTTGAATCAAAAGAGATAAAAAGTCCTAATCCAAATGCTAAAATAGATGGCGATCTATTAGATAAAGAATGGGTTAAATCTCTTTATAAAGAAATACTTGATCGCGAGGTTGATGAAGCAGACGAAGGCTTTAGATATTGGATGAACGAACTTGGTAAAAATACCGAAAGACCAAATATAGAAAACTATTTCCGAAAAGTTGCAGCAGAAGAAAAAGGTAAAGATACCTCTTCTAAATTTGAAGACTTACTGGACAAGGATGATAAAAACAAAAGAGCGCTTATAGTTATGCCAGAAAGCTTGGGTGATGTATTAATGCTTACGAGTTTGTTTGAATCGTTTAAACACCAGTATCCTGATTATAATTTATATATTTCTACAAAACCAGAAAATTTTTCTGTACTCGATGGAAATCCATTTGTGCATAAAGTCATACCATACTTCCCTCAAATGGATAATTTAATGTGGCTTGAAGGTCATGGCGAACATGAAGGATACTTTGAAATGGCTTTTTTGCCGCATCTTGGCACCCAAAGAATGTTAAACTATCTACACAACGGAAAAGATAAAATCGCTTTTGAGATTAAGAATTTTAAAAATGATTAATATACAAACAGAAGTATCGGCTGGAGAGCTTCTAGATAAAATATCTATTCTTGAAATAAAGCAAGAAAAAATAAATGATTTTAAAAAACTTCAAGAAATACAAAAAGAGCTTTTCATTTTAAGAAAAACATCTCTTCTTTTAGAAGGCTCAGATACCTGGATTAAAAAAATTAAAGAAGTAAATAGCAGGCTTTGGAAAATAGAAGATGATATTCGCGACAAAGAAAGAAAAAAAGAATTCGATCAAGAGTTTATTGAAATGGCAAGATCTGTTTATTTCACAAACGATCAAAGGTTTAATATAAAAAACGAAATAAATATATATTATAAATCAAATATATTAGAACAAAAAAATCACGAAAAATACTAATTTAAATATGCATATATTAGAACAATATTCATTAAACTGCGGGCTAAAAATAGGAAAACCTTTTATATATAAAAAATTTTATCCTCTGCCTTTTGATAAATATATAACATTTAATCCTTTTGGTAAATTTAACTCTAGGAAATATTCTTACTGGCAGGATGTAGTAGACATTCTTCACCCTGTATTATCTGATCATAATATTAAAATTATCCAACTTGGTGGAAAAGATGAACCAAATTATACGGGCTGCTATAATGCAGCAGGTATTACTAATTTGAACCAATCCGCATATATAATTAGCAATAGTCTTTTGCATTTTGGCGTAGATAGTTTTCCCGTTCACGCAGCTTCAGCTTTTGATAAAAAAATAGTTGCACTTTACTGCAACATGTATGCATCTCAATCGAAACCATATTGGTCAAAAGAGGAAGACGTATCATTAATACAGGCGGATTTAAAAGGAAAAAAACCTTCATATGCACCAGAAGAAAATCCAAAAACAATTGACTCAATAAAGCCAGAACTTATAGCAAATGAAATACTTAAAAAGCTTGAAATAAAAAATAAAGTAGAACAAAACTCGATTTTTTTTGGAGAAAATTACCCGAATCTAGAACTAGACTTTATTCCAGATTCAAGTATTCTTATAGATAAAGGAATTAATCAAACATTAAACGTTAGGTTTGATTTATTAGACAAGCCAGCTTCAGATGAACAAATAAATATCGCCGTAGTTAACATACAAAAAAGAAAATGCAGGATTTATTTATCTGATATAATACCAGTAGATTTTTTAAAACATCCAGAACTTAGAAAAAATACAGAGAGTATTATTTTTAAAATAAAAGACTATTCAGTCGAAACAAAAAAGTTTATTTCCAAATTGAAATCCATAGGGGGTAATATTAAATATATTGCGTGCAGCAAAACATTCAATACCGAAGAAAAATTTTCATTATTAAAACTTGAAATGTTGGATTATTGTCTTGTAGAAAAAGAGCAATTAAAACCAATTGAAAACGAAATCAAAAAACAAATTTTGAAAAATAAAAATTCATTGACTTTTTATAAAAGTTGTAGGATAATATACTCAAAAGGTGAAAGCTTTATTAGTGAAGCCGCCCTAAAAGAGAAAAAATCAACTACATCATTCGTACAAAAAATCAAAGACATTAAAAACATAGATCTACTTCTTGAAAAAGATCATAGTAATATTTATATTTTTAATAAAAAATAAAATGGAACAAGAACAACAAAATCAACAGATCGCAAAAAAATCAAACAAGAAAAACTCAAGTGAGGCAGATTTAAAATTTAAAAGAGATCAAAATGGGCTTATATGTGGTGTAACTTATCAGTTTAATGACAACGGCACAATAAACTGGAGATCAATGATCCAAAAAGAACACTTGGTTCCAAATAGAGATCTTTTTAAAAATCAAGATTCAAAAGAAATAGACGTGTCTACCCTGCCAGACAATCAGCTTTTAATACTATTGGCTGGAATCAAAGATTTGGCTCAAATTAGGGGCTATGAAAGTGTTGAGTATAAAGTTATACAAGCTGGTCCGCAGTATGTTGCGGTAAAATGTACCATTAAATGGCTTCCAAATTATGAAACAAGTATGCAATCCGTATCATTTTCTTCTTTAGCTGATGCGCACTTGGATAACACGAAAAGTTTCGCCAAAGATTTTTTAATGGCTATTGCTGAAAATAGAGCGTTTGTTAGAGCAGTTAGAAATTTTTTAAGAATTAATATTGTAGGAAGTGATGAAATGGGCGATTCAACCAAAAGCACTCCACCGATAGAATCTAATGACGCTCCCCCTATTTCAGCAACACATCCATCCAATGTTCTTTCCGATTTAATGAAAAAAGCAAATATCTCTTTCGATAAAATCAAAGAGACGATGAATAAAGAAGGCATACAGGAATCAGAAGCCTGGAATTCTATAAATGATATTCCGAATAAAATAATTTTCTCTTTAATTCAAAGATTAAAGAAAAAAATTAATACGAATTAAGAATCTCATCTTTCACACCGACGCCCTGCCTCAAACAATTTTGACAGCTGCCGGCTTCCGATAGTTTAACTTCATCTGATCCATCATAATAAAATCTAGAGCAACATTCTCTGTCTTGCTCTTGTTTTGGTATGGAAATACTGCCAAAAACTTGCGGTCCTAAAATTCCTGCAAATCCTGTTTGACCAATGATCATACTTAATGGAAAAAAAATTGGTATAACAGAACCTTCAAAAGTTACATAAGCCATAAAACTTGATCCTGTTCCAAATCCCGTATAATTATACGTAGTTTTAAAACCATATTGATTTTGCACTTGTGAAGTATATCCTATAAAAGAAGTTCCGTATGGCGTCATAACCATAACTCTCGGCCAATATAGTCTTCTAAATGTAATTATAGAAGAAAAATCTATTATTACACTCACTCCGTCATTATTTCCAACATGAAAAGGACCAGCAGCCGGCAAAACTCCTTCTGTTACTCCTATTGGTATATCGTCTGTCACTAAAGAAGAATTGGAAGGCTTTCTTTTATTTGATCTAGTATGTAAAACTTTTTCTGCTATTGGAGAGTTTGGCGCCTGTGCTAAATTTAAATTATCCAAATCAGCGCCATCCGCTTTATTGTTATCTTTTATTCTGTTTCTTATTCTTGATGTAAAACCTATCCGTGTTATTCCATTACCCTGGAAAGGTTTCGACAATGAAAGTTCACCAGCCGCAACTCCAACCAACCCTCCGCCCGCACTTCCAGCTGCACCACCGCCCATTAAAAAGTCTGAAACCTGATCTCTTGGAGGCATATAACCAGCAACGGCAAATCTAAAATATCTAACTCTCCAATATAAAAAGTGCATACGTTCAAAGGTAAATCCAACAGGTCTGTCACTACCGTTTCCTACAACAAATTTTCTTTCAGGTAGATCATCTGGATTTACAGGAATTTCTCCTAAATAATTTATATAAATTGGAGATTTTAATTTTTCTTCCATATTTTAAAATGGATTTGAACCTATAACAACTCCAGAGGGGTGAGCATTCCCATGCCACGGCATAGGAAACGCAACAGGAACGCCCCTATGCTGCGAAGCCATCATTATTAAATTTGAATTTGCCTTTTGTATAACTGTAATACTTCCACTTTCTTGATTTTGATTAAAATAATAAGCATCATCAGATCTTAGACCTAAAAGCAAATAGGCTTTTGTTTGTCTTTTGTAATCCGCAATTTTTTTTATATATCCGTTATCATCAACTTCATCTTCTGGTATTAATCTCAACATAGAAGGAAAGTCAACCCATCCTCCAGGATCAATTACATTTTTTCCTCCTTTTCCAGGAGAATCTCTGCCAACCTTTTCACATTTAATAAACGCATTACCAGAAACTTGAAGATTTCCAAGTATTGTAAAATCTATAAAAACCTTTGCATCTTTTTCCCACTCAAATCCAGAGTTTATACCGATAATATTTATTTGTTGTCTTTTATCATAAGAAAAAGTTCTGAAACAGTCACCTGTTCTAACCATATAATAAGACTTTCCTTCGCTGCCCTTTGATCCGTAACCATTTGGTTTAGGTCCGCCAAAAGCCTCATCGTATTCAACAATTTGGAAAGGGTAAGAGATATTGGAACTTTTAATTGGTATTATATTAGCTTTATATGTAGCCATAATATTAAATATTTTGTATTATTATACTTGAACCAGAACCAGTAATATAAACATTTCCGCCTGTTGTATAAATATAATTTTTATCAAAAACTGTTAATTTAGCAGCGTCTTTATTATTAGACAAACCAAAAGAGTTGGTGTATGAAACACCAATGGTAAATTTAGATGGATATAGACCAGAATACTCACCAATCAAAGATCCAGATACCTCTTTATCTGAAATACTTGGAACAGAAAACAATCTATCCAAGAAAAGAGATTCACCTGTAGATATTTGCCAAATGCCCGAAAATTCCCTTTCTCCTTGATATGTAGAAATAGGTCCAGATATAAAACCAGAACCGCTATTATTATAAAAATATCCCGTCATAGCATAATTTTTGTGTTCAAAAAAACCACTATATAATCCAGTTCCAGATATATATTGATAATAAGTTTCGCCTCCAGAAAGGCGTCCATCATATTTTATTCCATTTATTCCACCAAAATCAGAATAAAAATCAAAAGAAGTTAAATTACCGGAGTCACCTATACCGCTTGATATTATTATAATTGAATTATCTATATCATTTATAACAAATGAACAATTGAAAAGAGAACCAAAGTCCTCACCTGTTAGAATAGAACACAAACCAGAAAAAGAATCAAAATAGCCAGGCGGCACATTATTCGATATATTATTTGTATAAAATATTAAATTATCATTTAATAATAAATAATCGTTTGTCGTTAGAAGTGGTTCAATTATTTTTATAAAACCAGATGCATATTTATACCCTGTTGGAACTTTATATTGAATAACAACTCCAGCCGAGCTTCCAGTTATACCTGTTGAATAATTTATATAGCCAGACGTTGAAATACCTGTTATATTATAAAAAGATTTAATATAACCAGTAATGCCACTTTCGTAATCAAAAGTTTGAAAATTTGTATAGTAAGTTACACCCGTTGTTATATTCACGTCATAAGTAGGATTTAGCCATCTACCAAAAGCCAAGTCTTTATTTACAACATCTAGCTTTATTCTAGTGTATGACCCACTAAAACGACCAGATCCAGATGCAAAAAACGCATCAAAACTCCTAATTGTATCTATTTCTTTTGTAGTTGGATTATAAAACCAGTCTACAATACCCGTATTAAAAATACCTGTTGCATAAATTGGACCCTTATATAAAGAGTAACCGGTATTTGAAACTATTCTTCCACTTGCTCTATTGAATCTTATATAATCACCAGAAGAATACCCAATAATTCGACCGCTCATTAAGGCGTTTTCAAAAACTCTAACACCGCTATCTTGAGGTCTAACATCGGCGGTAAAATGTCCGCTTATACTAACCGGCACATTTCCACTGGGAATTATTTCATACAATCCGCCATCCCAACAAGTTAAACCAGTTTGTAATTCAGGGTTATCTCTATCCAAAGAAAAGAAATTTATTTTATTAACTTTAAAATAATCAACTGGATTTAATCCGACTAAATCAATTGGACTCTTAAAATCCTGAAGCTCAACTTTATAATAATTAAATTTTACATCGCCAGCCTCACCAGGGTTAATTCCTAAATTATTAAAATCAATAAGCCAACCTGTCCTCAAAGATTCCACAAAAAATGGACCATCACCGCTACCGTCCTGTTCTTCATCATCTTCATCCTCGTCTTCGCCTTCGTCTTCCTGTTCTTTACATGTAATACCTGATCCAATATAAAAAATATCAAATTCTTGGTCAAATAATTGTGGTGGACACCATTTTCCAGCTTGCTCAACTGTCTTTTTTGTTAACTTTAATAGACTTCTTGGTCTATACCAAGGATCTGCTATAAACCCTGAACCAGATAAATCTATGCCTGTTTTTATATCTAGTCCAGTTTGTGCATATAATGAATCATAAATACCAGAATTAGTATAACCACTTAATAAACCAAATCCATCTGAAAGAAAAGGTTCGTTTTTCAGATATTCTTCTGGTACACTTGCTATAGTAGAATCAATACCGGTCCAATTAATGTTTGATATATAATGAAGCCTACTCCATGTTTTAGCATCTTGCGAACCATATAGAGATATAGAATTTGGTAAAACAAATTTGAATCCATCTACCCTACCGGTTTCGAGATCAAGTCTTCTTTGTGTTTTGTTTATTTTTATATTGTATCCACCACTATGATAGTAGTTAGATTTATATCCAATAATTCTACCACTCCAATATTTTAATATAGATTCTGATGGACTATTAGTAAAGTAATCACTAGGGTTTATATAAAAAACATCAGCTAATGGTCTTTCAATTTTTTCAAAAACACCAGTTTGACCAATGCCCGTATTACAACCAAGACCAGCATACCATATAAATCCAGTTCTATTTGGATTATAAGTATATGAAGAGAACTCTTGGTTTAATTTATTAAATAAATCACCCGGAGTAGAAAAATCTTTTTTAAATTCTAAATTAAAATTAGAAATTTTTTTGTATGGAGGATTACTAATATATATATTTTTATATAAACCAGTATAATCAAAGTTGTACGGCTCAAAAGACAGAGTATCTCCAGAAAAAAAGTCACCAAAAAATATTATACCGCTGGACCCACTAAAAAAAGAATCAGATGAAAAAAGACCCGTATTTGTACTTGTTTCGTATAAAAAACTATTATTAGATGGATCTATACCTGTTACACTCCCTTTCATGACACCAGAAATTAAATCAACAACAAAGGCATCATATAAAGGACCAGGTGGAGGCAGTTGCCCGCCAGAGATGCCATATTTTCCGGATAGTCCATCTATACAAATTTCTTTTGGCTCTTTGTCATCGAGTTCTTCACACCCTTCTTTTTCAAGGCATATCGCAGAAAAATTATTTAAAAAACTATGCCAGCCAGTTATTAGGAAAGGGTCAACTCTTAACAGCGGTAAATAATAATAAGCAGAATATACATCTGGAACAGCTTCATAAACTTTACTTATTATACTTTTATCTAATTCAATAGCGTAAGCAAAAACATTTTTACTATTTGTTCCCGATCTCACGTCATAAGTTAAAAAAGCATTTCTATTAGAGTTATAGATAAGTGTATTTTTGATTATTTGCGGAAAATTTTTAATAGAAAAAACGTATCTAGTATTTGCTTCATTAAGAGAAGTATAAAAGTTTTCTGCCAGAGAAGGCTTTTCATTTACTTTTACAAAGTATTCTGAATTAAGATAATTAGAAAAATTATGAACAATTTGAAAAGCTGGATCTTTTTCAGAAAACGTATTCGGGTTTATATACCCGTTCGATATTAAAGAATTTTTATAATCCTCATTAAATCCAGGATCACTCGACCAATTATCAGCAGAATAAAAATAAAAATAATTTTTGTCTAAACCACGATATATATCAACCTTAGGATCTGAAATATATTTATATTCAAAATTTAAACCAGTAACAACTTTTCCAGAAAGAGAACTTCCAGATATCTTTAAAAAAGAATTTAATGAAAATGAAGCCTGACCTGTTGGCATTTTGATAAAGTAATCAGAAGGCTCATATGACCAGCCAACTGTTTTATCTATTTTTTGTAATTTTTTATTAATCGCCGTATCTATTTCAAAATTTTCTACACTAGGGTCTCCACTTCCACCGATAACGATACTTAAAGGTGTTTTTAAAAAATCAACATATTTTAAACCATTATCCACAATAGTTTGTGTAAATCCCCAACCATTAAAGGCATATAAAAAATTTTTATTATAATTATTAAAAGCAAACTCATCACATTTCTCATCTCCAATCCCTAAAATACTACCATCATTTAAAACTACCACAAACCCATTCGCTCCAGCGTTTACATAAACTGCACCCGTTATAGAATTTAAATATGCAAAATCTTGAAAAGATCCAACGCCAGTCGCAAAAACTCTGCCAAATTTTTCATTAATAGAGTTTTCATATATAATTATTGTTTTAAACTCGCCTGCAGAAATTTCTTTAACAAAAGAAAATACTGGTATATTTCTTTGACCAAAAAAGTTATCTCCACGAGAAAAAATTTGACCATTTTTATTTAAAAATAAAGAATGAGAATAGCCTGCTGAAATATAGTCTACATTTACTAATGTATCTAAATTTGATATTTGACCACTACTATTACTACCAATACCTGTTACCGTACCGTCTTCAAATAAAACAAGAGAATAACCATTTCCAGCGGCTGCATATTTAATATTCTTTTGTAAGGAGTTTATATTTTCAAAATTTATTTGCCCACTATAATTTGCACCCCATCCAGTCACCCTATAAAGATTTTCATTTTTTTTAGTTATATCAACAATGGCTTGCACAGAAAAACTATTTGTAGAATTAAGCAAAAGATTTCTTGTCGTTGGATAAATTTCTAAAGAAAAAGATTCATCTTTTTTTAAAGAAAAGTTCCCAGTAAAAAAAAATGGAAATTGGGATCTTTCGTCTAGAATTTTTTCATTTTGATTTGGATATTTTTTAACACAAATACCAGCATCAAACATTCCTGTAATTGTTATGTTTTTTTCAAATCCAGAAAACGGATCCGATGACGAAAGAGGAATCCACATTGGGCTTGCCCAACTACCTGTAATTGGAGTTGAAAAATCATAAAAACCAGTTGGACTAGAATAATTTATATTATATTTTACAGATTCAGTAGAAACTTGTGGCAAATAAACCCCAACAGCGTGATCATATCCAGCAGAAATATTATTAAAAAATAAATTTGACACACCAACCGATGCAAAATTCAAAACGCCAGAAACATTTGTACCCCATCCCTGTATGTTAGAATTTTCATTTAATATTAAAGAATAATCAGGTGCAACAGACATAAAAACAGGAGAAAAACTTTCTCCACCTTTTGACCTGTTATCCTTTGTTAAACCAAACCCCGATATCGAAGTTAAAGTATCCCTTTTTATCTTTTTTCGCATTATATTTAATATACACTTTCTTTTTAAAAAAACTAGCCCAACTATATAATAACTTGTATGACAAATTTAATATGTTTTCTTCTTGTTTCATGTGGAGCAAGCGCGCTATGGTCATTATCTGACATTTTTATGCCGCTTAGAAATATTGTTGCAAAAAAATTTCCTTCATTTTTTAGAAAAATGCTATTATGCATGGAGTGTTCGGGTTTTTGGGTTGGAGTCGCGTGTTCGTTAATTTTTTTTGAACCAACTGAACTTGTAACACACTCAAACCCATTATTAAATAAAATTATTTTAGCAATTTATGGTGGAATAATAACTCATTTGGTAATAAAAGTAATAAATAAAAAAGAATTAATTTAATTATGAACACACAAAATTATTCATTAGAAGAAGCAAAAAACGCAGCAATTCAAGCAATTGACCTGTACTTTAATCCAAATGAAAACAAAGGTTTGGCAAAATTCGGACCCAGCATGATTGTAAACGCCTATTTTGATTTAGGCAAAAATAAAGAAATAAGAAAAAACATCATAAACAACTATGAACAAAAACATGAAATATTTGCAGATGTAGTTAGTTCTATGGACAATCCAAATTGTTCATGTAGAGGTAGATTTGGTACATACATTGAAAATAATGTAGAAGAATCGGTTTCACTTTACAAAGAAGTAATCAATAAACTTGATGAAAATTCATTAAATATTTTAAAATCCGTAATAGAAAAACAAAACGCGGCGTTTGAAAAATTACAATCTGATGATGTTAAACCTGAAGAAAAAACAAATACACTTACAAAAACATTTACAACGCCTGCCGACAAAATTCTTTCGCCAGATGAAAATTTAAAAAAAGACCAAATAAATCAAGAACAGGTTTTTCCTGTTTATCTTGAGGGCAATGTAATAGAAATACGCGACACTCCAGAGGCTTACGGTAATTTAATTAAATCAATGAGAGCAAATGGTGAATTTTATAAAGGATTGAATATAGTACCAAAACCAAATGGTAAAATTTGGGTTTATTTTTATTAATTAATTATTTTATAAACTTTATCATACAGACAGACATTCCACAAACTCATATTCTACTTTTATACTTAAGTCGTAACTTCCATCTGCTATTTCGGGGCAGTCTTCATACCAATATTCTCCATCTCCTTTATATATAGTATTTCCCAATGAACTCGAGCCGCCCTTGCATGGATTTGGGGTATTTGGAAAAGCGGGATTTTCTGATGGACATGATGTTGTAATATTTCCATTTACATTGCCCTGTATTATGCTGTCAATTGGTGTGGTACGATTATAGGTGTTGTGTGGACCTGGATTACTTATAGTTAAATTACAGGTACTTGTACAACTTGGATTTCCTGCTTTATTACATTTTATTGAAAGTAATTTTATACAATCCTTATTACCATTTTCATCATCATCATCATCATCGTCATCATCACCTTCATCACAACATAGTATTTTTTTCTCCGGCATAGATCCAGGAGGCACTCCCGGTGGAAGAGGACACGTTTTTTGCACCAATATACCACCCTTGCTACCAGGACCAATCACATTACACCTTGCTCCAACTTGGTAGTCGCCATAAGAAAAACTATCTGGCAAACCAAAATCAGAACAAAAACAACGCTTTTCTGTACCTTGGCAGCAACAAAATTGAGCTTGTTGATATCCAGTATAATTTTCGCCATATTTCTCTTTACATGAAGCAGTACAATCATTACTTAAAGGAGCAGTTTTACCTCCATCACATTTTGCTTCACAACAATAATAACATTTTTTACCTGGTGAATCGGGACAATCCGTTTCAATAGGATCCTCTTCTCCCAAGCAATATTGTCCACCAAATGGAGGTCCATCTAAACACGAACCTACCAATCTACAGCCCTGCCTACCAGGAGACTCGCATTCAGTATTTTCACATGGCAAACATTCATCTTTAGCACATGCCTTGTGGCAGCGACATTTTTTAACACCTCTTCCATTTGGACACGGGTAAACTGATTTTTCAACATATCCTGTCCAATTATCAGTTGCACAGCATGAAGATTCAATAATTTCCTCCTGAATAGGCTCACCACCACATTGCCAAAACGTAGCTCGAATTCCACCTATTATATCTTTACCATTTGCTAATCGTGTTTTACAGCTTTCATCAGTAAAAGCAGACTCTTCTCTCCTTTTATAAACAGTAAAATGACCATCTTTACCTTCGGGACCACCAATATATACTCTTTCAGGTTCAATTGTAAAACCAAGACTCACACTAGATTGTTTTATTGTAGCAAAACATTCTTCGCATTTAGACTGGTTTCCTCCATTAACTAAGGTTTTAATAGTACAATCTGCAAGTATTTCAAAATTAGTACAATCACTATTATTTATACTACAACTCAAATCAAATTTCTGTTTACATGCTGGAGTTCTATTTGTTTTTGGATCTAATCTACCTGTACCTATACTGTAAGTTCCATCGGGTCCAGTTTCAAAAGGACTGTCTACAGGAAGCAAGGGTCCTTGTTCTGGTCCAGATTCTGGTCCTGGCCCTGGTCCTGGCCCTGGTCCCGACCCAGATTCTGGCTCTGGTCCGTATCTTGGATCTAATGGTCCCTGAGCAAGAGGGGGCGGAGGTGGCGGTGGAGAAGTATTTTTACAAATATCACCAATGCATCTTGTATCATCACCCTTGTAAACACCATTTAAAAAGCCACATTGTTCTGAAGTTGTTTCTATACAATTTAAAAAAACTCCAGATACATCAAATCTACAACACACACCAACAGCAACAGGATTTTCAGTTGGCGCACAACCGTTTGGCTCCCTAATATCATCATCGCTTATAATAAAATTAGCAGAAGATATACCAAATTGTAAAGATTCATATGGCACTAGTGTATTTAAGGTTAAATTAAATCCTTCAAATTTTTCTAAGTCACCCTCGTCTTCTAGAATTTGCCCGAGTCTTATGCTTTGTCTTGTTTTAGGTATTATAAAAGGAAGCTCTGTATAATAACCACTTGGCAAAATTTCATTTGATTCAAAATGATCACCAAATAAAGGATCCGGCTTCCATTTACTATAAGTTATTAATCCCGTTAAATCATAATCCGTAAAACCAGTTCTATTAATAGTATAACCAACTGATCTTTGCTCTTCGCAACCCGTATATCTATTTAGTGAAAAAGATAAAAAAGAATCAGGCTTTGGTGGACAAAAACCGTTTATAGCTATACTGCCGTCCCAGCAAATATCAGGCCTGGGTGGAAGAGTGATATCTCCATATTTTATTTTTAATAAATAGTTGCCAGAAGCAAGCTGTTGACTAAACGAAAAAACATTTCCTGTGGTATTATATGGACCAGCGCGTAACGCATTTATTTTTTCGTTAACTTTGTAAAAATCCTGACAGTCAAAAAATTGAATTTGACCTTTCGAGCTACCAGAAAGATCATTTTTCATATAATTTAAACCTCGAAAAGCAACAGCGAATTCGGCACCAAACGAATATTGATACGAATAACCTTCATATAAATTATTGAGAGCACCAGTACATCCAGCACCACTACAAACTCCTGTTATTAAAATGTGATCAGGTTTTAATTTATAAAATCCAGAAACACCATAAAAAGGATAATCATTTCCAGGTAGATTATTAAAATATACTCTTTTAAAAGGCGCTCCAAAAATATCTGTCGCATAACCTAAATCACAATTAAAAGCTTCATAAAAGTCATTTCTTAATTCATATTTTTCCTCAACCCCAGAAGCTATACCAATATATTGATAAATACCCCCGTCGTTTAAATAATTAAAAAATATACCAGAAAAAATACCAGAAAAACCTGTATTTGCATTTTCAGCATAATTATAAAAACCAGAATATAGTCCGCTAGTTTTTCCTACACATCCAGAACCTTCGCAAAAATAATTGTAATCATAAGTTTCATTATAGGGTATATATGCACCAATATATAAATCATATAAAGTTCCAGAACTTGTATATACAACCCCGTTGTTAATATATCCATTAATAGGAATTTTATTCACACCGAAAGCTTTTTCACCATAGAAAAAAGCATTTTTTTCACCATATTGCCCATTCACCCAAAAATCAAAAATACCAGTAGATGCTAAAGAAAATCTATTTGTAGTTATTCCCGTAAAGCTGCCTGTAAAAAATTTATCATAAGGAGCACATCCCTTTATACCTGTAAATTGAAAAGAATAAAAACCTATACCAGTACAACCAACCCCAGTGCAAATTGAATTATAAATCGACCCATCAAAAACCTTAGGATCTAATATTTTCGATTCAGAGTTGTTATTATTTACCCCAAAAGGGTAAGCATAAAATGTTTCTTCTTCAAAACTTGCATCATCATTGTATTGTTTACAATAATAATTTAATTTATATAAATCAAATAAAACCGCCACATTAGCTTTGTCTATTTTTATTTTAAAATCACCTTTAGAAAAAAAACAAGGTTCTTCATTTATAGAAAAATTTATTTCACTTTTATCAAAATAATCATCAAAAAAAAGATCTCCACTTAAATTAAAGTTATTTAATTGCGCAGGGGGTAAACTAGATTCAAAATTTCCAACAAGATATTCCCGCCAGCCTTCTTGACTTGATTTCTCATCTAAACTAGAAATACCACTTTTAAATTTTGCAAATTCTTCATTTAAAGAAGAGTAATAAGATCGAACTGGATTATAAAAAGAACCAGAACCACTTTGCGAAGGATTCATACGAGAAATTCTTACTCTGCCTCCAGAGGGAGTGCTTTCTCCCATGTTCAAAGTTGAAATTAAATTACCTGACAAATCATAAAAATCTATATTCCCTAAAAAATCACCAGATTTTTTTAAAAAATCAGAATTATTTGCATACTCTTCAAACTGATTAACAGGCTCTAATCCAGTTATTATATACGGAAGGTAAACCTTTAAATTGTTTTGGTTATAATAAACATCATTTTCTGGTGTTTCAGAAATTTTAAGCTCAAACTCAGGAATAGGATCGCAAGGATCCCATGATAAATCTAAAGTTCTTTCAATAGGCTGGATAAATCCAAGCAAATTAATTTTTTTATCAGCACTTCCGTCTGTAGGTTTAAAAGAAAGTATATCAGGGGCGCCTTCTTCCTTTTGCATCAAATACCCACTTAAAACTTTCTTTATTGTTATATAACCAGGTTCAAGATATGACATATTCCCAACCCAAATTCCAGTTGTTGATGAACCAGTTGCAAGAACAAAACCTGGTCTATTATTAAAATTGATTGTAAAAAACCCAGTTCCATAGGAGAAAGGACTTAAAAAAGAAAATTCTTCTAGTTCTTTTTCAGTATATTCCCCAGTTAATTTAAAACCAGTAGCTGGAACAGTATAAAGATAAGAGGCTCCTGATTCAGAAACACCTGTCGATATATAGCCACTTACAGTCTTACCAAAAAAATCAACACCAGATACAGCCCCTTCTATTCCTGTTACCAGTATAGATGGATTCAATCTAGAAATTGTACCAGAAATATTAATCTCTTTGTAACCCGAACCAAAAACATTTTTTAATATTAGTCCTGTTCCTAAAGCAGGTATCTCAACCTCAATAAAATCATTTACAAATCCTGTAGCAATAAAATTATTAAAATATACAATACCAGATCCGGTTCCGTATTCAAACCCACTAAGTAAGTTATTAAATCCAGAAACAATTCCAGTTTTATACCCAGATAACAATCCAATTCCACTTACAAATCCAGAAACAAATTGACCGGTTAATTCTCTTGTTCTTTCAATATCTAAATAAACAGATCCAGTATAACCACTTATATATTCAAATTGAACAGACAGATCAGAACCACTGGTATTTAAATAATATGAAGTATATTTATTTGTTTCTCCTGCAGATATATTTCCTTCGTTTGGTGAAATTAAAATATAAAATGTTTGCACGGATAAAGGTGAGCCAACTGCATTGAACGAATAAGAAAAATCACCAAAATCAGTATAAAAATTCACAGGAAACGAATAGTTTCCATTAATTTGATTAAGAATATCTATTTCAAATGTTTTTTCTGAAAATGGAAGAATAATAGATGGAAATTGACCACTAGAAAAAGAAAAATTTAAATCAGATATATCTCCTGAGAATATATTTATTGAATGCGGATTTTGATTTTTAAGCACCAAATTCAATGGAACATTAACTCCTTCAATATAACTTCCTGATCTAGAATAAGCTTTTTCAGAATCAGATTCAGTATCTTTATAACCAGAAGGCTGCTCGCCATTAATAAAAAAATCCAAATTTGAAATTCCGCTTACAGAATTAAAATACAAATAAGAATAGTTATTGGAAAACTTATCTTGACCAATATAAACAGGAATTCCGTCAACAAAAAAATCATTAAATTGAGAATTTATATTTCCAGATAAAAATAAATTTTTTTCACTATAAAATGAACCAATATATTGATTTTTATAATCAAATATTTTTCCATTTTCCAAAGTCCAATTAATCTTTCCAGAAACTCCAGAAAAACCAAAATCAAACTTGGAAGTATTTTGATCAACAATTATATTTGCAGACCAAGTAAAGTCACCAGTTTGGTTATAAATTTTTCTTTTTGTAAATCCGCTTATTTGCATTTTAAATTAATTGGTTGGAAGAGTTAACGGCCTATAAGAAGAATTTATATTTCCACCTACAGATGATGTATACAATCTATAAGAAAGCCCTTCGATCATTTTATTTATTAAATTGGCTTCCGGTATGGCTCTATATTTAGTTGATAATGTATAAGATGTTTTCGGTCCATCTTCTCCTATTGTTATACTTATGTTATCTAAACCTTCTTCAAAAGAATATCTTTTTGGCATTATTCCAAATAAAGTAAAATTTGCACTTTTTTTATTTTGGGTATTAGAATATTTTAAATAACTATAAGCCGCTGCGTGCGCCTTTTGAATTTGCTGCATATTTGGAACACATGCACCAGGTTTTAATTCTTTTTCTATTTGAGAGAGTTCATTAAAATAATAATCATGCTTCATTGCATCAGCTGGAATGTCGCCCGCAATTGGAACTTGATGCTTTGGAATAAAAACCGGCACGTCATAAGTTTGCCTAAGTCTTACTTTATAAAAGTCTTTATTTTGCCCCCCAGAAGAACCAATATTGCTTGATCCACCGTCTAACAATGATTTTTTTGGTTGAGCCATAAGTTTTCTAAATTTCGCTGTTTCTTCTTGCATTTTTTCTGCTAGACTTCTTTTTACATCTTCCTTATCTTTAAAGAAACAACCACCAACTGGCATCATAAATCCGAAGCCATCAAACGTAACCCATCTACAATTGTCAGAAGTTAACCCAGATGCCCCAAGAACCATTTTTTTCTCGTATGGACTTTTTGTATCTCTACTATCCCTCAACAAAGTTTTTCTAACATTTTTCATTTGCTTTGTTTCGTAAAAGTTATTTATTTGAGTTTTTGTTATTGGAAACTCTCTGCCATTCCTCGCATTACGGACGCAATATATTCTTATATTTTTATTATTTTTTGCACATGGATATAATCTAACAAGTATATCTGGTCTTCCTTCTGGACCAACAAGCCAAAGACCAAAATTATTTGCAAGATAGTCTACTTGAGAAGAGTATTCATTTATTTGACTAGAATGAGGGTACCATTTTGAATCTCTTTCTGCAATTACTAAATTTGATTTAACTTTATATTCTTTTTGTATTTGCCCATCTTCTTGTTCTACAGTAAATGTCGAATCTTCTGCATTTGAATCATCATCATCTTTAACTTCTGTAATAAGTTTATCTATATAAGACCCTGGTTCATGACCAAAACCGCAAACCGGATGACCAGGAATACCCGCGCCACTAGATAAAAATTCAGCAGATGCATCAGGAGATTCAATTGATACATTGGGCGCATTTTCTTCTCCAGCTGGAACAATAGGAGAATATTTTCTATACCAAAACCTACCCATAAAATTATTTGCTATTGAAGACTCTCTATCGAACTGAGATTGTAAAGTTTCCAAACTATTTTCAACCACCAAAAAATAGTACGAAGAAGTTCCGCCGGTCTTTTTTTGATCTTCTAAAATTGCTTTTTTTCTTTCGTCGCCCATTTGATTCAAAATTGAATTCCATCCAGCATCATTAGCTCCCTCATTTTTTGTTGGAGCTATAACATCAATAATACGCATATTACCAAGTTCTTTTAATACATTTGGATCTTCTTCATCTTTTTTATTACCCGTAGTGGAAGCACCCAAACCAGGTCCAGCTGTACCTCCACCGGCTAAACTATTATCTTTTGGAGCAGTTCTTGGTTTTGAAGGATTTTCGCTACAGTCAAATGCCACCTTCTTGCTTACCGCATCTTTTACGCTAAGTATTTTGTAAGCATTATAAAACCAAAACACTTCTCTTAAATTATTACTATAGTAACTTAAAGCAATCGAAATTTCTTTATCTTCAAGATATTTTTCTTTATCTCCAGAGGAAGATTTCAAAGAGCCGCCAAGACTACTTTTATTTTTAGATAATCCTGCTCCATCTTTCATATCCCCACCAAATAAATCGGTTATATAAAATGGAGTTAAAGTAATTATTCTATCGTCTTCACAAGTGTATGATTGCTTTATTCCTTCTCTACCATAATAAGATATTACACCGCGTGATGATGTATCCTCACAAGAAATTGTTTCGGAATATTCTGATAAATTTTCATAACTACTAGAATCAATATTAAAATTTGCACCAGATTTTAAATCAACAAAAACCAAAGAATCCTTTTCAAAATCCCAATAAAAAGTAAAACCAAAATCAGAACACCAGCTTTGCAAAACACTTCTTAATGATCCTGTATAATCTCTTGGCAATTTTTTTAAGAAATCGCCAGACGGTTTATTATTTGCAGTAACCGGCAACTTTGATAAAAGCTCATCAAATGTATATTTAACTTCATAAATACTATTGCCGTCTTCTTCATTAACGCAAGATAAGCCATATTTATCAGGTGGAGCAAATGGGCAAGGGTCGCACCAATCAACTTTTATTTGATTTTCATTTAAATCAACAGTAGAATCGAAATCTGTATCGCATGGATGATATTCTTTCCCAACTATAATTAAATTTTTAGCAAAAGAACCAGGTCTAGATGGCGCCGAATATTTATTGAATCCAGTTCTAATTCTATTATACCCATGTCTTTTATGTAACCCAACATACCACTGATCTAATTTAAAACTATTATCAATATATTTAACCTCTAAAGTAGAAAGCTCAGGACTAACATTTTTTGTATATGAAACAAGCGCCCCTTTAAAATTTACACCGCCACCAATTCTAACAGAAGACGAATTTCCAACGGGCGAAATAGTAGGAAGACTATATCTCCCGGTTTCATTCACTATACTTAAAGTCAAAGAGCTGGGTTGTTCTGGTCCACCAACCTCACATGATAAATTGTAAACACGACCACCAAACATTGACGTGCCAACAACAGAATCAGAATTTATTTTTATTACCTTTGACATTTCCTTTTATCCTTTAATTATACCATTTTTTTGAATTAATTTTCAAAAAAAGAACCATTATTGTTATATAATACACTTTTCTGCGATGAAAAACTTCCGTTTTTAACAAAAAGATCATTACTTGACGATTCAAAATAATCTATATTTTTATCAAGTTTAACTCCGTTTAAAAAACACGACAAAGAACTTTCTTTATACTTTCCGCCAAGCAAATCTATATTAAAAAATCCAGAATAAGAATTAAATTCTTTTCTTTTTGTTTTTATATTTTTAACAATAGATAAAGTACCAGAAACGCCTTCAAATAAAGAAATATAATTATTAAAAAATAAATTGTTATTAATTACATATATATAATTTTCATTAATTAAATTAAAAATACCAGTATTTAATTTCTGCCCATTAAAAAATACCAAATTATTTGTACCAGAACAAATAAACCTATTACCTGTTCCAGATACGTGGCTGAAATTATCAATAATTTCGATTTCAGAAAAGTCTAAATATTCAACGTATGCCTCATCACCAAGGGAGTATCCGCCAGTAGAATAAATAAATTTTCCCGACGTAAAATAGTCGCGCTCAAGAACAATCTTTTGATCATAAAAATCTCCAGAATAATATCCAGATCCACTGTTTTGCATTATACCATTTAAATAAAAAACGAAATTTGAATTTGTATTATTTAGAAAAAACCCTAAATTTATTCTATCCAAAGATGGATAATAACTTTGTGAATTTGCAAAAGTATTTAAAAATTCACCAGTATTGCTTTCATATGTCCAAGAAAAAACATTTCCTGTATCTAAATTATATACGCTTACGCCTTTAGACATTCCAAAAGAACTATAATAAGATTCGTCAAAAACTAATTCTGTAGAAAGACCCGTAAATATAGGATAAACTACTTCACCACTTATCGGAACCTGAATAATGCCGCTTTCTATATAATAAATCGGTTCCTCTGTATATCCTGTATATTTATTGCCAAATTCATCCTCAACCAATCCAGTTGGATTTATTGTGTATCCAGTAATGCCGCTTGATATACCAGTATATATTGAATTGTATCCTGTTATTTCATAGCCTGTTACATACCCAGAAATAAAACCCGATGTCACCGGTTCATAAATAAAACCACTTGCTAAAAGCGAAGAATTAAATTGGTCAACCGGTTCAGAAAAAAACAAAAACTCATCTAAGTAGCCACTAAAATTTTTATTATAAAAATTATTTGAATTACCAGTAATACCACCAATGTTCCAACTTTTGGATCCGGTTAAAATAGGCGCCTCAAGAAAAAAATCTTTGGAAACAACACCCTGAGAAAAAAAGTTTTGTTTTCCAAGTGATAAATTTCCATTTGAATATGAAACAAATAAACAATTATTTTCCCCGAGAGGTTCATCTAAAACGTAAGAATACAAATTATTATCACTTCTATTTTCAAAATACAATCTATTTGCATCATTTATTCCGAATGAAAAACCTTTATATATTGTTGCATTTTTATAAAAATCTTTTTCAATATTGGAAAATATAACACCTTTTCCACTAGCGACAAAAGAAAAACCAAATCCATTAAACTCATAATCAAATCCAGAACCAAAATTATTAACCTGCAATATTCTAGATCCTGTAAAAAAACCGTATCCAGATTTATGAAAAAATCCAGATCCACCAGGGGGAACAAAAGAAAAAGAAGAACCCGAAATAACTTTTAAATAAAAATCTTCATATTCAGAATACGGCGAGGAATTTGGCACATTCAATCCGGCATCCAGTCCATTAAATCTATAATGCAAAATATAATTCCCTGTATTTAGAGAACTAAAATTTTCTAAAAAATATAATGTTCCTGTTTTTGCAGACATAGTTTATTCTATTAATAAAAATCCTGTACCAGCTTCATATGACACAGTTATATTAAAATTATACACCTGAGGACCTGAAGCAAGGTCTTTAGATATTTCCACAGCCTCTATAAAATAACCACTGCCTACATATCTGGAAATCAAAGAAAAGGCAAATGATTTTATATTAGAATAAACCTCCGCAACAGAACAAGTATCCAGTAATTGTGCTGAGCCCTGAATTGAACACGACGGTCTTGTTGTTGATTCGATATCAATAACCTTTGCGCCATTATTAACAGTTTGCACCGGTAAAATTATTTTTCTTGATGCGTCTATATTTATATCGAAATTTAAATTTCTAAATTGATTATACCAAATATTAGCTGGATTCGCCTCTGCATAAGCGGCACTCACTGTAATTGTGCCATTTCTTTCATCAAACTCAACAGAATAAGACCTTGCATAAGGCTCTATTCTTACAGACGAATCTTCTTCACTTAAAAATTTTTGACATAGTGCGGCTACATTTAAATTAGAGTAAAAACTCTTTAATTCTGACCATTTTGTTTTTTGTGATTTTTTACCTTTTATAGTACCTGTAAAACTTATTTCATGCAGCTCAGATAAGTCATCATACGATATTGAATACTCGGACTCTAAATAAACGGTCCCGGCTCCTATATCAGAATTAAAAGAACAAGAAAATGAGGCAGATCTTTCAATTTCATTTTCATTTACCTTAAAATTTAAAATATTTGGATTTAAATCAATACTATATTTCTTTTTAAATATAGTATTTGCTATACTATAAAAATCGATTCTTTTAATTGCATTTCTTATTTCGTTAAAATCAGTATTACCCAAATTACCAGCGGCAAATCCGCCGTTAATACTTCCATCCATCGAAACATTATAAATTCCAGACTCTTCGTCATATGAAATTTCAACAGATGAATTAAAAATCATGTTACTATTAACTCTCCTTGCGTCACAAATATATCTTCTTGTTATCGAATAAGAAGCCTCCATTCTATTTATTTCTTCATTTTCAGAAACCAGAACCGGAGAAGTTATCGTTCCGTTTTTTAATATTCTTGCAGAAATTGGAACAGCTGACCCAATCGTTATGTTGCTGTTTACATAATTTATCGCATTATCAAGGGCGCTATTATTTGTTTTAAATCCTTTTGCAGAAACTGTATGTTCTATAGTTATTTCGCCGTTTTCTCCTTCAGAATAAGATATTTCATTTGACGGTTCTATCACGCCAAAGTCAGAGATATTAAAATAATCTTCTTCGTAGCATTCAATGCTTATAGAATAAGGTTTAATTGAAAAAGTTTTATCCTCATCACAATTAAAAGATGTTATTTTAGAATAAGGTTTTTTAACAACCTCGACGCCTTCAGAGACAATTTTAAACTCTTTGAAATCAGAAGATAACCTATTAAAAAGAGTTGTTGTTTTATTTATTATATCAGAATAACTGGTGTTGCATGAACCTGTTATAACTCCTTCCAGAGTAAAAATATCTTTAGCGCCAAATTTTTTACCATACCTTATTGGCTCAACACTTCTTGAAACATATGGCGTTGGACCTACATCTGAAAATAAATTTGCACCGTTGTAAAATATAGAAACGCTCATTTTATGTTGGTTTAAATGTTTGCAAATCCAAAGATGCCGTTTTATTTAATGGATTATATGAATACGAAGCACTTTCAATATACATATCAGATCCCCTGCATATTGCAGCTTCAGTTTTCAATTTATCTAAAATAAAATTTAAACTATTATTAGTTTTTGTTGAAACAGCTGAAACAGAAATGCTTTTTTTCTCATGAATATTATTTGAGGTTGACGGCTGCTTAATTTCTTTAAATCTTGGAACTACTATATTTGAAGAAAGTTTAATTTGTTCACCAGCTTGATTTGCGCAAGAAGAATCCAAGGTTTTTAAATTATTTAATTTGCCTCTAGATCTTGAAAGATCATCCGTATAAGATATGTCATAATTAACCGCGCCCATTCGATCAGATTTTGTAACAGACCAATTTTGCAGGTTCAGCGAAAAGCTAGTACACGGCGCTATTCTTTTTGAATAAAAACTATTTATTCTGCTTGGAACACTCACGCCAGGCTTTATATTAGTTTTCCAAAAAGTATTAGCTTTATTTTGTTTTTCTAAATCTTTTAATATATCGTCACCAATTATTGTTCCAGATTCTTTTACTGTGGTTATATTTTGTTCATCGGTCTCTAATTCCAATTTATATTCCCAAAATACCGGACCAGAAGCAGAACCATCTGAATAATTTTTTGTATAAAATAAATCATTTGAAAAAGTAACTGTATATGAAACAAAGCCAGACTTTTCTGTTATAGTCGTTCCTTTTTCTATCGGTTTATCATATAGTGCAGCAGATGTATCTAAATTTACATTGGTTGATTTATATGTATTATAAATAGATTGGCATCTTGTAAATGCATTTGCCATATCCGACTTTGCATCGGCAATCATTTGGTCGGTTTTATCCCATTTGGCAGTATATTCAGCGGTTTCAGTTATTTTTATAACACCATCTTCAGCAACGTCAAATGTACTTGTTCTGGATTTTAAATATGTATCAAGGTCATCATTTAAAACATATCTCTTTTCAAAAGAACAACTATTGGTAATTTTATTATAAGTTTCACTAAAATAAGTATTTAATGTTACTTTCGAATTACCCCAAAGCAAAGCTGGAAAATCTTCTGACGCAAACAGTTTTACTGCAATAGCCTTTGCCAAATCTATTCCTGAAGACGGGGCGTCTATTGCCGTTATATTTATTGAATGAGTATAAGAATCTGTTTTTTGGTCAGAATCTTTTCTAAAAGTTTCGCTAATAGAATCTAAAAATTTTAAATCAGAAGCAGTCAATCCGCTTATAGATGGATTTAAATAAGACAAGTCGCCGTCTTCATATATTGTAAACGATGCGGAATATTCTTTTATTCTTACGTCGCTTCCTGAAGAAAAAGAAACCGATGACATAAAGCCTTGCCCAAAACTTACGCCATTTATAATTATTTCGTCCCAGTTATTTAAAAAACTAATTATTGTATTTTCAACCTCTGATGTTATTCCACCCACACCAAAAGAATTAGCTAAATCCAAAAGATTTCCGCTTATAGAAACTTCTTTTGTAATTCTATATCGAAATCCTTCGCCAAGAAATTGAAACTGCCTGTTAAGACCAAGTGCAGCCGGTTGATTTTTCGTTGTGCCGTTGATTGTTATAGCCATATAATACAATTAAGCTTTTTTCTGCAAACTGCCAAGTTGGTCTGGAGTCATAGAAGATAAGGTTTTATTTGTTGACATAGGTGGTTTGGCTTTTATCGCCCCACCTTTTTCAAGCTCACTTCTTAATTCATTTATTTTTTGATTGGCTCTGTCAACACCAGCCTTGATTTCATCAACATATATAGCTTCAACTTTAGTAGCCATTCCATTTTGAACATCTTGCGGCGTACTTGTTGGTATCGTTACCGAAACAGGAACACTTATATTATACGTTGCCCCTGCACCAGCTGCCGCAGCTGACATTGACGGCATAGTCGATAACGCCTGTTCCGTTGGCGACGGCTGTCTAGGCATAGCGTTTTGTGTAACAGGAGCTTGTGAATTAGGTTGAACAATACCAGAAAAAGCTGTTTTATTTGTAGCTGTGACCAGATTTGGATTCATGAAATTTGTTGAACCAGGTGTAAAATATCCTTCTTTACCCAAGGCTGCGTTTCTTCCAACAATTGATTGAATTGATTCTGGCGTGGCATTTGCTCCAAGTTGAGACCTAATATCTGTTACGTTTGCTTCTGCTCGACCAAATTTTTCTTTATTTTTATTTATCTGTACCTCGGCGGATCGCTGTTCACCCACGGCCGTTTTATAAGCTTGGTCAGCAGCAACAAAATCTTTAAAAAGCTCCGCTTGCTTTATAAATTCTTTATCTTGTTTAGCTGTTGAAGCCCCCGTGGAAACATTTGTTCTGGCTTGTTGGATTGCTTCGTCCGAAAAGGCTTTAGAATACATTTCAATAAATGACGCATTATTTTCAGATCCCAAATCTGCCTTTTGTAAGGCATTATCGCCAGCAAATTTAGAAATAGCCAAATCTCTTAATTTTTTCGACTCTTCAGTTTTACCTTTCTTGGTATCTAATTCGGTCTGTGCAAAAGAAAGCTCTTCTTTCGCATCAGATAAAGCATTTTCCATTGAAATTTTCATTTCAGCAGCTCTACCCTTATTAATTGCCGCTTCAAGCTGTGACCCAATTTTTGAAATATCGAATGATTCTCTTATAGCATCTTCAACTTCATTTAATTTACCAACAACCTCTTTTGTTTGATTATTTATTGTTAAAACTTGAAGTTTTGTATCACCGGTTACGCCCATATAAGCATCTTTTAACTCTTTAGGAAGACCTTCAAAAGCAGTTTTTGTATAATCACTTGTTACAGCATCAACATATTGACCAGAATCTATTGCTCCAAATTTTTGCAATAATTGAAGATTTGCTGCTGTCATCGTACCTGTGTCGCCACCAGCTTGAAGACTTTGTATTTGTTCTCTTAATCTATCAAATATTTCCGGACCAAGTGCGCCACCGGCTTGCGCTTCAAATTCATCAACTGATTTTGATAAAAATGAGCTATATCCTTGAGCTATAGCTTTAAAATTCGTATCACCCATCGACATAATAGGTACGCCTGCAAATCGCGTCAGTTTAGATATACTATCTGTTAATGAACCTAATTTATCAAACGCTGGAGCCTCGCCGGTTGCTTTATCAACGATTTTTCCAAACTCATTTGTAGTTAAATTTCCAACATTATATCCACCGCCAACAGTTGCAGCCAAAGAATCTTTGATTTGATTAACCAAAGAATCTTCTTCATTAAGAAGCCCCTTGGTTATTTCTTCAGGTCCACCACCTAAACTTTGTGCCTCAACTATTTTTTGACGAGCTTTTTCAAACGCAAGCTGCTGAGCTAAAAGAGCCTTTTGTTGTTGTTCATTTCTATTTGAAGTTTTTACGCCCCTATCAATATCATCAAGTTCTTTAGTAATTTTATTTTGTAAATCCTGTATAGCTGACTCTGTAAATTTGCCACTCGCTTTTAGTTCGCTTATAAATTTTGCGGCATCGGCTCTAGCGCCACCAACATCACCTTTTAATAATTTTTCATTAATACCACTGCCCAAAAGGGAAGCGCGCAGCTGTTCTTTTTCTCTTTCAAAATCTGTAACTTTAGTTATTTTTTCTGCCTCATTGAGACCTGTTAATTGATCTTCTTTTAGTGAAAGACCAGCTATAGAACTGCCTATACTGTCTATAATACCAGTTGTACCTTTTGTTAAAATATCAGTTCTTTCCTCTTCTCCATTTCTCTGAATTTCAAAAATTCTGTTATTGACGTCCTGATTTCTTTCAGCATTAGGAAGATTTGTCAAACCGTATATATCTTTGGCAAAATCGCCCCTATTTGCTTTTAATTGGTTTTGAAATTTTACACCACTTACAGCATCGTCAATTGACGAAGAAAAATCTTTAAATACTTTGTCAACTTGAGCTTGAAGAACAGATAAACTAGCCGCAGACTTGTCCGCGCGCTCACGCTCTTTTGCCCTTTTCGCCTCTTCTCTCTTTCTATTTTCTTCTATAGCCTGTCTTGCTTTATCTAAATTTTCTTGAGCAGAAATAAATTGATCGTTCGCGCTTTGATATTTTTCTATCCATGCCAAAAGTTGATCTGGTCTATTTATAGTATTTTTAAGTTCTTCTAAAATTTGCGTTTCATTTCCATCTAAGATGCCGCCACTTTCAGAAAAAGCGCTTTTGAGTGCCGAAATTAAAGTCGCTTTTTCTGCTTCAAATCCTCCTTGTATATCACCATTTTTAATTTGAGCCGCAGCCAGATCTAATTTTTCTCCAAAATTAAGAGCCGCAATTGAAGCCTCATTAAAAGGAGTCGAAGCATCGTCTAGAACCTTTGTAAATGCATATGTTTGATTTACTATAGAGGACATATCACCAGAAGAAACTAAATCTCCAAAAGCGGCTTCATTTAAATTTCTTTTTAAACGATCACTTGATTCATTTAGAGTATTTTGTCCTGCTAATTGACCCAACGCAGCCCCTGGCGTTATTACAAGTTCACCAAGCGCCAAAAATCCTCTACCTATTTTTTCTAATTCTCCTGTTTTTCCTTTTTCAAAAACGCTTCTTGTTTGAGCCGCAGTTTCCGCGCCAGCTTTTTCCAAAGTCAGTTGCTCTAATATCTGCGAATAAGTCTCTTGTGCCTTCCCTAATCTTTCGGCTTGCACAAGTTGCTCTTGATATTTAGTTGGAAGAGATGCTAATACATTAACATAATTTTTTTCAGCCGCCACAACTTGTTCAGCAGACGAATTTGGGTCAGATGATATGGTTTTAAGCTGCTCAGATGCAGTCAAAAACTGTTGACCAGATTCACTAAATTTTGTAAAACTTTCAGTTGCAGCTGTTACAGCTTTTTCAAATTCTGGCATTTTTGATGTAAGGGCTTTTTCAATTTTTGGAATTTCCAGTGCCAACCCAACAGCGGCTCCTGCTAAAGCGCCCCAAGGTCCAGCCATCGCACCCATTCCAGCCATTCCAGCAATATTTCCAACAGCCTCAATGCCAGCCCTGGTTCCTCTGTTTTCTTCTGGTACAAAAGAAGCAATTTGAGGAGCCGCAATTTGTAAAGCAGATCCAACTGGAAAAGCTAAACTTGTATATCTAGAAATTTTTTGTTGTTTTATTTCTTTTTGCCTAGCCGCTGTCTCTGCTTTATTCGCAGCCAAGCCTTCTTTTTGAGCTTTAATTATATCGTTTAAATTTTTTGAAGAAGCAAGCCTAGCTTTAGTTTCTTTTTCTTGAGCCGAAACAAGCCTTATTTGTTGCTTGTCAAGCAAATCCTGAGCTAAAACCACATCATAACGATTGCCAGTAGATCGTGCGTCTAATAAATTTTTCTCAGCAGCGGCAACACCCGCCTCTGCTTTTTTTACGTTTTTGCTTCCAAATGTTTGATTTTTTATCGATTCTAAATTTTTGTCTCTCTTTTTTTCTAATACCCCTATATTTTTTTCCTGCTTTTCAACGCTAGAGGAAAAATCCGTCAAAGACTCTTCACTTTCTTTAATTGATTTTCCGGCATCCTTAAATTGCTGATTGATAAAAACCAAGCTAAATGCAAGCCCCTGCAAACCAGCCAAAACTGCCGCGATGGTATTTTCGCTACCACTCGAAGAACTTTCTGCAAAGTTAGGAATAAAACCACCAGACAATAAACCTGCACTTTTCTGACCAGTTACAGAGTCTTTCAATGCTTTGTTTAAACCTCCGTGATCTGCCATTGCCGATCCAAATGTAGGCTGGCTTTTATTTCTAACGTGTGGAAATGGTTTGCTATGATAAGTTGCTTTTTCTCCAGACATGGCTGACTCAAGAGCCATCACTTGTGAAAGATCTGCAAAATTAGGAATAAAGCCGGAACCTAGTCTCTTATTCACAAGTCTAGCATTTAAATAACCTTTTTTACCTAAAAGACTTAAATCATCATCTATAATTTTCGCACCACGTTTATTTGCTTCTATTATTTTATCTTTTGGTCTTACTCCAAAATTAATTTTATTAACAGGAAGACCAAGCCTAGAAGCTGTTTGTGATATTGCGTTTTCAAAAATTTGAGGACGAGCTGTTAATATATCAAATTTTTTCTTTCCGGCTTTTAATTTTTTACCAATCGGAAGAAGATCTTTTTCTTTCAAAGAATTTAATTTATTTATATATTCGTCTGGCTTTCCTGAGAATCTTGGTATTATTGTTCCATCCCAGTCGTAAACGTTTCTTCTTAATTGATCCGCAAAGTTTGGTAAAAACCTTGATGACGCGCCGCTCATCGCAGAAGAAAAACGGTTTTCTACTAAAGCTCTAAATTTAGAACCCTCTTTTGATCTTCTAGATATATTCGATAATCTTTTTCTGTCTATAATTCCAGCGTTTTCAAGATTTCTTACAAAAGTTTTTTCATCAGCCGAAAGAAGATCTAAATTACCCTTATTCCTAAATACTTTTTCTTGTATTCTTGTTATAATTTCATCAACAGCTTTTCCGCCCGAATAAGTAGAGCTTGGATTTCTTCCTTCAAAATCCAATTGAACAGGATTCAAACCAAGACCGGAATAAAGGTTTTTTTCATTTACTCCCTTAAATAGAAAAGAAGAAATAATACTTTTAACTCCAGCGTATTTTTTGGGATCTGATATAAATTTTCCTATTGAAGGATTTGATACAGATTTTCTAAATGTAGATCTTGAATAAACATTATGAAATAACTCATGAGCCAATGTGTTTTCGGTCGCGCCAGTTCCAAGCTCTATGTTCGATTTAGAGCCATTTCCATAATTAGTTCTTCCCCTTACTCCAATTGGCAAATTGCTCTTTTTTATATCTAAAAAGTTAGGAATAAAACCGGCAGAACTCTGTGTTTTTAATTGAACACCTAAGCCCCTGTAAACACCCGCCTGAACATCTCCAAAGTAATCAGTAAACTTATCAGGATCGTTTTTTAATATTTTAATTTGAGCGTCAATAAAAGATTTAAATTGTGCAGTAGTCATCTGCTCTTCGTCCATGCCCTTATGACCCCATACTTCAAAAATAGCTTTTTTAGCCATTTGCGCGCGCCTCATTTGAGGATAAAGGGTTTCTGCGGAAACAGGTTGGCCGGCTTTGAGTTTTTCCAAAAATCTACTTGTTTGTGGAAGAATCTGACCGCTCATCATTTTGCCGCGATTGATTTCCATGGCTTTTCTATATAATTCTCCAGCTATACCTTGACCGCGATATTCTCTAGCAACACTAATATCATCAACGCTTACTTTGCCGGGTTTATCTTCGCTGTACTCAAAAGATCCAACTTTTTTACCATCCATCTTAGCAACAAGAGTAGAAAAACCAAATTCATCTTTTTTCCCTTGAGAAAATGTTAATCCTTTAGTTGCGAAATTAGGTAAAAATCCACCTGATAATATTTTTCTTGTTTGATATTCGCCAGCTTTTTTAAATATTCTTGAAACAGAAGCGCCTGGGTATTCTGAAGAAAAACCTCGAACACCTTTTGTAAATGAAGAAATCCCGCCTGTTCCAGATGTAAGTTGTGCTCTTCCAGGTGTTAATAAATCACCAGTAGCTGCGCGTTTCTCGCGCAAAGATTTTATTGTGTTTCTCGATCCAACTAAAATATCTAAAGCGCCTCTGTCACCAGATTTTGAAAATATTTTCTTTAAATTATCTGCGACAATTTGATCTTTTGGCATTGATAAAACTGCGCGGTCTAGTATATAACTATCGAAAGCCGCCAAATCTTGAAATGATTTTACAATTTTTCCACCAGCCTTTGACGCCATTGTGGTTTTTCCAGAACCAGATGGACCAAGAATTGTTCTAACGGGCTTTGGCGTTTTAGCTAGAAAATCCAGTACTGCCTTATACTCATTACCGCGAATAACATCGCCCGTAACTATACCAGATGCAAAATTAGGTATAAAACCCCCAAATAAATTATTATTTCTTACCCATTTTTCAAGAGAGCTTTGTTTATTAGGAAGTGAATTTGAACCTTTTGCTTCATATGGACCAGGGGCGTTACCAAAAAAATCTCTAAGTTGGGCATTTGGCGCGGGGAAATCAAAAGCCTGATTTTTGCTTTGTGCCTCTTGATTGAACGCTTTTCTAATTGCTGATTCAAAAACCGTTCCAACAGCCGCCATGACAGTACTTTTATCAGAAAATTGTCCTATATCTGAAAAAGATGCGCCCGGATTAAAAATGCCCGCAAAACGATTAGCTTCACCTAAAAGAAAATTCGAAATCTTTTTCTGCAACGATCCAGCATTTGCTTGTTTAGCCACATCGCTAGAACTTAGCCCAGAAGTTTTAAATTTACCAAAATAGCGAGTTGGCTGACCGGTTTTTTTATCTTTTTTCAAAAAATCTACTTCACCAGTATCTTGAATTCCAATATTTTCTGGATGAATCATTGTATACGCCAAGCTTCCCAAGTCTTTAACTGCCACTCTACCAGATTTAAGTGTCGCTTCCTTTGAACTTCTAGATACAAAAGTTGACTGCGCTCCCTGCTGAGCCATTAAATTTTTAAATCCAGCTTGCATTTTTGATCCTGCAAAATTTGGAATAAAACCTGAATACAATGGAATAGGAATACTATTAGCTGAATACTTCTCGTATTTTCCAGCGTTATCCATTTCTATCATTTTTCTTGCAATCGCAAATAATTTTGGGTGAGAATATTCTCTAGATCTTATTATTTCAGCGCCTCTTTTTTCTATTAATTTTTTATCATATGCTTCGACAGCCGAGCTAGGTAAAAGCAGCCTATTACCCTTTGGGTTTCCTAAACCAAAATTAGAATCCTTATATGCAGCTGCACCAGATAATTTCGCCTCAGCTACAGCATATTTACCTTTTTTTATATCAGGACCAACTTTAGATTCAACTAAAGATAAATTTTTTTCACCTTGAGAAACAGCCTCAAAAACTCTACCTGCTAAAAAAGATGGTTGTGTAGAAGAAGAAATCAAGCTTTTTTGATAGCTTTTTTTTACCTGTGAAGAAGAGTTGTATTTTTGTTCTTTAGCAGCCAGCCCTTTTATCAATGCAAAATTAGGAATAAATCCACTAGCTGCAATTTCTGTATTTTCACCAAATCCATTTGGAGGTCTTACAATCGTAGCCTTTTTACCATCTGCATTTCTAAAATTAACAATATCTTCTTTATTGTTAACCCACGACTGAAAAGACTTTCCAGCTCCATCGTGAATTCTTGTTTTCTTGGCTTTTCCGGCTTTATATCCGTGTTGGCGCGCCCCAGCATTTTCCATTGCTTGCCCTATTGCCTGCTCTGAAGCAAAATTAGGAATAAAACCCGCAGATTTAACTGTTGGAACACCAGTTTTACCAACAGAAACACCAGAGCGACCAAGATTTCCAGCAATAACTTTACTTAACCTTTCTTGCTCTTTCATTACATTTGACTGAGCAGTAAGATAATTCAATAATTGTTTTTCAGCTTGAACGGTGGATAATTTTCCACTTAAAATTTGATTTGTAAATTGAGTATTCTTTTGAAGAATAGAAAGAACACTTTGCTCCAATGCCGCCTGCTGTTTTGTTGCTTCATTTCTACCAAGAAGCTCCCTTGCAGATCCTGCCGCAAATTGCGTAAGTTTAACAAAAAGTTTAGTAAGAACAGCAACAGCTAAAACAGTTCCAGGTCCACCAATAAAATTAGAAATACCTTTAAAAAATCCTTCTATAAATTTTCCGCCTTGACTTTCAGTATCTATATTATTAAATGCTTCAAGGACGTTATTAAAAGAAGAAAGAAAGTTTTTAGCATTGGGTTCAAAAACTATAGAACCTATTTTATCAGCAGCTTGCTGTAAGTTTGCAACTGCTTGAGAGGATAACGCGGCAACTGTTTGATTTAATAGCTCATTCCTTCTGATTGCTTGATCTGTAGAAGATAAAGATGTTTGTAATGCTCTATCATATATACTGTATTCTTTACCGAGATCACCTAAAGCAGCTTTTAAAATGTTAATTTGAAAAACGCCGCCAACTTGTTCAGCTACATAAGATTTTTGACTTGCGCTTAATGTATCATATGTGCTTGCTAATTGTTGAAGCAGCGAAACAGCACTTTGACCTTCGCCGGTATCAACCCCAAGACTTTCAAGAAGACTTTGAACTCTTCCGCGTTGTAATCTTGTGAAAATAGTTTTTAAAGAGTTACCAATAACGGCACCGCCTCTAGCAGTTGTTTGTTGTGCTGTTGTAACAATTGAAATTAATTCATCTAAAGAAACGCCTGCATCTTGAGCAGTTGAACCAACACGGCTTATAGCATTAGCCAAATCAGCAGAACTAACTGCAAAAGCGGCGTCAACATTCGCCAATTTATTTACAACCTCTACAGCATCAAGCGCAGAACCAGAAAATGAGTTTAATGTAGCTGTAAGAGTTTCAACACTTTTTGTAGCGTCTAAACCACTGAGTCTTGTTAAAATAAGGGCAGCATTTGTTCTTTTTAAAGTTTCTTCAACGCCAAGACCTTGTCTAGCAAGCTCTGTTGCAGCATCTGCCACCGATGAAAAACTCTGAGCTGTATTTCTAGCTATACTAAATAAAGAGGATCCAAATTTTTCTAAATTTGATGAAGAAAGATTTAATAAAACATTTACATCCTGCAGCTTCTTTTCTACTTCTATAGTTGTTGATATTAAAGATGTTATAGCTCTTTCAACAGCAAAAATAGCACCAGCTGAAGCACCGAAAGCAATAACGCGCGCATTAGAAGCCTCTAAGCTTTTATTAAATTCAGAAACCTGACCGGTTATTCTTCCAAGGGCTTGCGAGCTTTTTTTTGTATTTATTTGCGAAAGCTCTATTGTTCTTAAAGACTTCTCGATATCGCGCTCCATGCCGCGTGTATTAGCGCGAATATCAATAGTAGCTTGTGTTAAACCATTTGCCATAAATTTTCCTTTTTCCGGTATATAATTTATTACACAAGAAATGTATTTTTATACATTAATTTTTCCCTAATTTAGTAGCCGAATCGGTCTTTTTAATGGCGCCATATATATTTAATTCTCCACCTGATTCTTTTGCCGCTGAAAGTAAATCAACAGAACCAACATCAGATTCATTAACACCAATATCCTTATAATCGGAAGCCGTTGCTCCAACTATCGAAGACATTCTACCCGTTCTTTCTCCGCGTTTATTTTTTTGATTTGGCGATCTATCTAAAAGCTTTTTAGTTCTAGAGGATGACGATGAATCTTTTTCACACCATTCAACAAGCATTTCAGGATTATTTAATACGTCTTCTGGTATTCTTTCGGTAGTATTATTTATCAGTTTTCTATAGGACGAACCAAATGAAAAAACATCAATTTGATTACACGTCAATTCAATAACGGGTTTGCCATAAAAATTATAAATTGGGAAGTCCGCACCAGTCAAAATAACAAGATTTTGAAAAAAAGCAGAGGCGGCAACAATTTTTAAATTTTCTATCTTAGTTAAACTTAAGCAATTAAATAATTTGTCCCAAAGTTGGGAATATTCAGACTCGCTTAATTCCTCAAAAAAAAGTCCATCACTCGAAACCTGTTTTTGCATAGCCGCATCTTTAAAAAGACTATATATTAAATAATATCTATTATAATATTTTTCAGCATATTCTTCGGCAGTTACAGGTATAATGCTTTTTCTTTCATTTAATATTAAATTTAACTTATCAAATTCAGAATCAATTGTTTTTTGAACCTCATCTTTTTGTGATTGTAAAAGGAGTTTACTTTTACTTTTATTAAGACTTTCAATAAAGCTTTTTGATGTTCTAATTTCGTCTTCCTTGCTTTTCGACCACCAGTTTTTCTCTATAAAGAAGTCAAGGTATTCTTTTTCTGTTTTAACACCGCTTTTTTGCGCTATAAAAATACCCTCATTGTATTTTTCCTTTAAAGCTTGCTTGTCTGAATGCCTTGGGTGTTTTAAATAAAAAACTTCATCTAAAAAATTTATTTCATCGTAACCTCTAGATACAATAGTATATATTTTTTGTATCTGGTCGTACTCCATAAATACGACTGAAACAATTACTGTTTCGAAATTACATCAGAAACATTTTGATCAGTTGTTTTGTTTGATTCATCCAGGGGCGACTCTTGCTTTTCTTCGTTTTCAACTTGATCAGCAAGATCTTCTTCAACTTCGCGTTTTAAAAATTCCGCATCCAATGATTCAAATTCTTTAAATGTGTTAGCGCTTCCAAGATACCAAATAGTAACAAGGTAGTTTATTCTAGAAAGAATAGAAGACAAAAATTCATCGTTTTCTAAAATTGAATCATAACTATCTAGCTTTTCATCAATTGTTCCGTCGCCAAGAATTTTTTTAAACTCTCCATTTTCAAGTTGTTCTGCACCTAAATTTGCTGACCACCAAACAATGGTTTTATTTCTAGCTTTTGCTTCTGCGGTATATTCAAAAGCATTTATTTGAGCAAGCTCCATTTCTTGCATTTGTTTTCTAACCAAAGCTATATCTGTTTGTAGTTCCAACAGCTCATCAGATTCTTCTTTTGAACGATCTGCTGCTTTTTTGACTGAAATCTTATCAACCTTTTCGCGGGCTTCAACCAATTTTACATAAAGATCAGAATATTCCTTTTTGTCAACATCTGATATTATACCACCCTTATCTTTAAAAAGTTTATCCCAAAGTATTTTTGGCAAAATTCCAGCAGCGATAAATTGTGAAAGCCTAGAGGCATAATAAAGTTCGCCGTCTTCTTTCATTTTTCTTGTCGGATTTAAAATACAAAAAGTTCTTTTTTTGCCATCCTTTGAAGAAGCCTCAAATTTATATAGATATTTATTTTTTTCGTTTTTCATATTAATTTACAATTTTTATGTTTTCAAAAACAGAACTGATTTGCTCTTGAATATTTCTGATCGCGCCGTTTCCGTTATCTAATATCTCTTTGCGCTTTTTATTATATTCATTTTCTGAAATCTTTCCAGAATTAAGCAGTTCCTCCAAGTAGGTCAAATAACCTATAAATAAATACTTTATCTCTTTCTCTATTTTCTGAGACAGAAATTTATCGAAATAAAATTCAATTTTTTGCATAACCTTTTTGACCTTTGATAACCTTGTTCCTTATGTACTATACACTATCAAGAAAAACTATAGAACAAAAAAAAGAGCTGCCGAAGCAGCTCTTATAAAATATTTTATCTTCTATTTGATTTATATTTTGGTGGTCGACTCGTTGTTTTCTTTTTCCTCTTCGAATGTGGAGATTTTTTTGAATTCGATTTTTTGTTGGTTATTTTTTGAGGTTGAAAACTCAATAGATTCTTCTTTTTTACTAATCGAATCAACTTGCTTTTCAATTTTTGTATCCAACTTAAAATTTTTAGATATATATTCATAATCAGAATCAGAAAGCTGTATAGTATCACCAAACTTTTTACCGCGTTTTAGAATCTCCTGTTCGTATCCAGGAAGTCTATTAATAGCGGCAGATTTAATGTCTGCTAAAAACAGTCTTTTCATTTTTAAAGTATTTTATATTAAGGAGCCGGTGTTAAAACAGCTGGATCATAGCTACCAGAGACTCTAACGCCCTTGGGGTCTTCTGGTCCACCGATACTAACTTCGTATTCCAAAGTAACAGAAGCGTTGTCGCCAATTGATGTAGAAACATTCTCTGAAAGAAGTTTCGCACCATTTAACTGTGCTATCATTGCGGGTGCACCTACACCAGAACAGTCATTCCTTCTAAGTGTTATTGAAAGATTATACTCGCTTGTATCGCAAAGCAAATCAGAAAGATTAAAATTAGCCAAATCGCCCATTTGAGCTTCAACAGAAAGAGAAGCGGTAACGGGGAAGTCAATTTCGCGGCTGAACGGGAATCTGCTACCGAGTTTTTCGATAGGAGTTCTTCCTAAATCAGTTGAAAGGGTAAAGCTTTGAATCTTGATATCATTTGCAGTAAACCCTTTAACTTGATCATCTGTAAGAGATAAAGTTATATCGCCGGGTCTTAATACTGTGATTTGACCAGCGTAACTGTTTGTTTGAGCTTGAGGAAGTCTAAATGGCACGCCTGCAACTTTTGTTCCTAGAGTTGGGTTGATTGCTGGAACATCTTGTGTTCCATTGAGCGTAGAATAAACCGCAAAGTTTAGTGCCTCAAAATCAGCAGAAGCAGTAGGAATATCGCCTACAGAAGCTTCAAGTGAATAAGATGTTAAATAACCATTTCCGACTCCGAATGCGCCCGTAGGAACATCGGTATAGTTAGAAGCATCACTACCTTCTTTAGCAACAAGAAGAAAATAATTTTTTTCATCTGTTTCTTTTCTTAAAATACCAGAAAGCAATGCGCTTGTTGATTGACCGCTACCGCAAACACTCAAGCCGATCATTTTTTCATTTAATCCATCTGTTGGATACCATGAAGTGCTCATGTTTACTGTAGGAGCTTCAACTTCAATACGATCAATAGCAGCAAGATTTCCGTATTGGTTTACATCAGTAAAGTTTCTTGAAAAGTCAGAATCCCAACTTTGAACTCTGGAAAGCTGAAGTACACTTTTATCGCTTGTATGACTACCAGATTGAGCGGGGTTTTGTCCAGCATAAAGAGCTAAACTTTGATAAATGATACGATTTCTTGCCATAATTTTATTTTATTTTAATTGTTATTTGTTTTTAAATTAACTAGATATAAGCTTATTACATTAAAAATCTGAAGCTGAGAACATTAATTTTATATCCTTGGATGTCTTAAAGCAATCAATTTGAAGTCAATAAATCCCCCCCAAACGCCTTCTTTTATAAGCTTATTAACTCTTTCATCAAATTTACTTACTCTAACGCTTTCGATGTATATTAGTTCAGGGTTAGAAGCGTAATAGTCGGTATATTTATATTCCGATATACCGGATTTAAAATCGCCATAAATATTAAATGGCAAACCACTCGAATTTATAAAAGGAAAGCTTTTTCTTGCCGAATCTTGCAATATTGAATTAAGTGAATCCAATTTAAATGGATTGTCCGCTAAAACGGTACATCTAAATTCATAAACAGACTCGTCCATTCCTCCAAATGCAAAAGGATTATTTATTCCGTAATAATTTTTTACATATATAAGTGGAAAAGGCTCTAGTATAGGAGATATTGCACCTGTTATCGCGTAAGAAGAAACGGGGTCGTCTAAAAATAGTTGAGCTTCATCTTTTGCCGTAAGAAATAAATTAAATTCTTTATATGAAAAATCTGAAGTTATATTATTCAAACTAGGCGACATGCCAGAATCAAAGAAAACCCTACCCATTCCGTAATCTATTTGAAGACCTGATGTTCCTTTTGGAATAAAATTACTTCCAACATAAATTCCGCTAGGTATCAATGCAGAAGGTATACTAGAATCAGAAATCCATTGCCTGTAAGATGATTGATATATTTTTTTGTTTGTAAAATATCCGTCGCTTGATGGGTAAAGTTTTCCAGAAGTTGTATTGACAAAAGCGTCACCTTTGGAACATATTTCGTGATCCAAAAAAAGCATAAAAGATGACGACAAATCATTTACAAATAAAGGTTTCATAAATTATTGCGAATTAATTCTATTTATAAAGTTTTTATACATTCTAGTAAAATAAGAGGTATTTTTAAATGCGCCGCTCCTTATTTGATTATTTGCTTGTACGCCTCCGCCGGATCTACCAGACAAAGCGCGCGATATATAATAACCAAAACCACTAATCCCACGTTCAACACCCTCTAACCAACTTCTTCCAGCAGCCCAAGGCATAGGTGAATTTTTCCTAAAATCCTCCAAAGACGGAACAAGAACCCTAAAACTCACAACGGATCCATTTTTTGATTTTTTTGATAGGCTTGTTTTTATTAATCTTATTTTTCTTATTAAAAAAGAAACAGGAGAAGTTGGATCAAAATTATTTTCAAAACCAATAAAAGAAAAAAGATTTCCGTATCCCCCCAGGGTCATAGATATATTTTTTGAATTTGGACCGGCTTTTATCTCTTCTGTAACAGGATGATTTTCAAATTCATTTAAAAATTCATTTTTTTCTGACTGTAATTTGCTTTCCGCAAGTTCAAGCGCAGCATTTTTAATCTTCGCAAGGCGACCAATATTCATTCGTAATGTATTCGTATCAAGAGACGCCATTTTTTAATTTGTTTCTTTTACAAAGATTGTATAAAAATCTACGCCAACAATTCCGTGCGGTTTACTAAAACCAATCCACTCACATGATCTGCCATCTATAACAAAAGATTTATATCCATTTATAAAATCGTACGCATCTTTTTTCATTTTTAATCTGCAAGTATTGTCGTGTATTTTAGGTCTAACTTCATTTGTTTCTCCGCCAAAAAGTTCTTTCGTTGGATCTTGCCACTGTATTCTCATTTTGAATATTCCAGATACAGGCACAAATTCCTCTTTAACAGAGTTTTGCTGCGCGCGACCATAAAAATAATTATAGTTCGAATCAATTTCTTGAACAAGAACGCGCTTGCTTTCTTTTATTATAATTATATCGCGCCCAAATGTATCATGTATAGAATTAAAAGCGTCAACATATGAGGCTATTTGACTGTTAGATAATAAATTAGCCATATCAATAAATATAATCTCTATCTGATCTATAGTCAGAATAATCAGCTGATATACCTCTATAGTAACCACCAGCTACTGTATCGTCACCAACAACCTGTTCTGGTTTTGCTTTAAATTTTAAATACGAATCAACCATTTGATTTAATTCTGCTCTTGAATCAGAAGACATGGATTTAAAAGTTTTCGCAACTTCGTTTCTATTTGTTCTTGTTATTGCTGAATCACCTTCTCTTAATGAAATCCAATCAGAGCCGCCATTTGCTAAAATACCAACACCACTTAAAGAATATCTAGCTTGTTTATTAAAATAATCTATTTCAAATATCTTTTTATATATAGCCATCTCTTGCTGACCAAGATCAGGTTCTATATCATAAGATAGTATTTCTCCATAATTACCAGTTGTATAACTTCCAGAATAAGAAGTATCTATTAAAACATTAAGTCTGCCCAAATTAGAGTTTCCGGCAAACCAATTGGCTAAATACTCTTGTGAATATCCAGCTTGCTCACCAATTTCGTCGTAAACCGATTGTATAAAATCATCAAAATATAAACTCATATTTGATGATTTACACTAAAAATTAAGAGTTAAGCACCCTCGCGCAATACTTTTTGTGCTTCTTTGCTAAGGCAATCGGTGGAATTTACATTAGATGAAGAAAGATTTGAGAGATTATTTAAAGATGAGCTTCTTGAGGCAACAAACCTTTTAAACTCTCTAACCAATCTATCCTTTAAAACTCGTCTTTCAACAGATGGAACCAAGCCAACTTTTTCGGCGTGTCTATGCAAATCTGTTGAATTTAATTCATTAATAAAAGACTCATACTCATCTAAAGATGAAGTTTTATACGGGTTGCTGTTGTCTTCACCAAGTAAGGCATCTAAGCTTGTTAAAGTAACTTCGTTTGATATACTTTTAGCATCAACCTGATCAAGTTGTTGAAGTTTATTTTTTAATTTTGGCATATAATTATTATTATAATTTAAATTAATTTATATTCAATTTTTAATTCAAAAACTGTTTAGCCTCTTCTTCTGAATCAAACCAATACCATCCATCAACAGGATATTGATGCTCGTCTTTTGATTCCTTTTTCAATGTAAAACTTCCATATGGTCCAAAAACAAAATTAGGAGCATACATTAATCCTTCACTATTTTTTTTATAAAATCCAGATGTATCTTTAATTTCTTCTTCCATAAAATTAACCTGTTACTGTCCATCCTTTATTTGTTGCTATTGTAGGATCGTCTCCAGTCACTCCATAGTTATCGGTTACATTAATTGTTTTACCTGATCCATTTGTTGCTAAGCTTTGATAAATATAGTTTAAACTAGCTGAAGAAAAATTACATCCGTTAAATCCTAATATTCCTCCGCTTCCAACATTCATTCCAGAAGTTGAAAAAGTTATCATTGATAATGAAGTACATCCCGCCGCAAAAAATTGTAAATTACTATTTATTGCTGTTAAGCTTGGCATTTTTAAGCTTTTTATACTATTTGAACCGAATAAAAAATTATTATTTGTTGTAGTAACAATTGGTTGCCAATTTGAAATATCTAAGTATTGTAAGCTATCACAAATTTCAAACATAGTAGACATAGTTGTAACTTTTCTTACATCCCAACTCGAAAGAGATATATTTTTAAGACTTCTACATTCTCTAAACATAAAACTCAATGTGGTTGCATTAGAAACATTCCATTTATTTAAATTTAAAATTTCTTTATCGCAAAATAATGTTCCACAAAAATCAAAAATATTATTCATATTTGTACAATTAGTTGAAACATTCCAATCCTCTAACCCTTCTATATTTTTTAAAGAAGTACAGTATGCAAACATGCTAGCAAAGTTTGTACCACTACTTACATTCCAATTTCTTGTATCCAAAGATTGTAATCGATGACATTCAAAAAACATAGAATTAAAATTGTTTATTTGACTAGTATTCCATTCATGTTCATTTAAAGACTGTAAAACTCTACACCCTCTAAAAACAGAATTAAGAGTGGTAATATTTCCCCAAGATTTAATATATACTCTTTCTAAAAAATGTAAAGTTTTATTTGCGCCTCCTATACTAAAAGTTGTAGCAGATGGACAATTTACATTTATATCCATCCATCCTTCCCCATAAGCAATATTCGCCGTAATTGCAGAATGTCTTACATTTAAAGTAAATTGTGTAAGATTTTGACCGCTTTGAGGTGTTATTGTGATAATAGCTTGTCTATAACCATACGAAGTAAGAGTATTAGAATTAATCGAATTCCAATTATAGTTGTAAGATGCCGTTGTGTTTGAAGAATAATTTTGAGGCGATGATCCATCCCCCCAATCAACTGTATATGCTCCAGAACATCTTAATGCATAAAAATTAGTATCATTATCAAAAACTGCAACAAGCGCCCTTACACCTTGAGGTTCTGGAACAGCGGGCAATGTCAACCAGTCAGAAGGTCTCGTCCAATGATCAGAAGATCTTGGGCTATCTTTATATAATTGCTTCGTTCCTAAATAAGCTCTGATTGGTGTTCTTGACATAAAATAAATATTAAGAAATAAAATAAAGTGTGTTTGCATTTATTCCCGTTGATGCAACCAACGCATCATAGCCCGATTGAGGCAAAATAACTATAGAATAAATTGGCGTAGAATTTGAAATATCACTTACAATTACTCTTTGACCGCTTGATTGAATTGTTCCAGAAAACGAAACAGAACCAGTATAATTTTGATTTATAAATCCACTTGGATTACTATTAGCATAAAATTGTCCAGTTTGAGATGCGGAAATAAAATTAGATGTATCTACGCCAGTAATATATCCACTCGGATTACTCGATAAATAATAACTAGACAAGTCTAAACCTCCAGTTATATCGCTTAAGAGCGCCACCTGACTATTTCCACTAACTATAGGTCTATTAGAAAAATATGCATCACCGTCATCAATTCTAAAATTTTTACCAGATATATGAAGCCCCGAAACCGGATTCTCTATTCCAATACCAACCGTATCATTAAAAAATCCGCTGCGCCCGTAAAGTAATTTTGATCTAAATTTGTTTGCCATTTTTTTTATTGTTGGGGTTTAACCAATCTGTGCCGGTTTTACAGCAACTAATTATTATTTATTTATTTATTTATACACTTGTTATTATCATAATAAGTGTATTTATTTAAAATAAATTAATGAAAAAAATAATAAAATTTTACGGCTTGCCGAAAACAGGAACTAATGTTTTATATTATTTATTGAGTTTGAATTTTCCAAATTTTGTAGCTAATGAGCAAGATCACCATGTTCATTATTTGGGCTGGAAACACGGAAAACCAATCGGCTTCGACGCCTTGCAAGCAGTTGAGAAAGCAACAAATGAAAAAATACTCTTTGTATTTACTTACCGTGATTTTACAGATTGGAAAAAAAGTGTTTCAGAAAAACATGTAGGAGGCTGGGAGTTCCCGTATGCATTTTGGAATTATAAAAACCAGTTTTTATACAATACCCCGCTCGGACCAGAAGTTTATTATAGTATTTGGCATTTTTATAAAACATATATTACAGCTTATCAAGATTTTTGCAAAGAACATCCAAGCGATTCAATAATTATTGATTTTAAAGACTTAAAGAGCAATCAAATAAAAGTAGTCAAACAAATAAAAGAAAAATTCAATTTAGAATTAAATTATCCTGATCCGATAGAAATAAAAAAACAAATTGATTCTGCTGGAAAAATTGTTAATTTTTTAAATTAAGCTTTTCAGCAATCTGTTTAATCTTTTCTTGCCAGTAAGGATTGTCTTTAGCACCCCAAAGGTGAGTGTATCCATACTTTTTGCAATCTTCTTCTGTTGGTGGTTCGTTATTAAAGAGATAGGTGATTGGAACGTTATAATGCTCTGCAGCCGCATTTAAATAAAATTGTTCAGCTATAACTGCACGACACCACTTATAGGGATAAACATCTAACCATGCTTTTTTATTTGCTGGATTAATTATCATTTCGATTGAGGATGAAGAATAATTCAAGATAAATTCTGAATTCGTGCCTCCAAAAATTCCACAATTCGAGGCGTTTCCTTTATAATAATTTGCTAGAAAATGTTTATTTTTGCATAAACTATTAAAAATAGGCACTCCATAATAACTTTCAACGTTTGCTTCTTTATTTTGAGCAAACACTTCAGCTTCTTCTATAAAGCTAGGTAACTTTTTCCACATAAAAACATCATAATCAAAATGTAAAAAAT